AGAGATCCCATTACCGCTTATATTAAATTATGATGCAATAAATAATATTCGATTAAAAGGGAAAGAAACTATTGAGATACTTTATAACAATATATTTATACAATTAGCAATAACAAATACAATAAGCGGCACGGATGTAAATACTACAAAGATCGGATTGCAATCTATATTTAATGCAATTCAAACACAACCTGGGGGGAAAATTGTACAGGTTAATTTTCCTAAAAATATACAGTGTGTAGGTTTTAATGTTGTAGTATAATAATAAAAAAAATAAATTATGGTAGATTTAATAACAATATTATATCCAGAAGAAGGGAACATATTGCCAGGTACGATAAATTATAATACGGTGCTAGCCATGTATATAACAGGTGTCGGAACGATAACAATATACTTAGAAAACAGAAAGACTCTAGTAGAAATACGAGATGAATTTGACGATGAGGATATTAACACCACAAAGAAAGCTTTTCAAGCCATACTTAACACTCTTGAATTAGCTCCTGGTGATAATGTTACTACAGTTGTATTCCCACCTAATGTTAAATGCGAATCGGTAAGTTCTGAGCTCTATTAATCATTAATATAATAAAAAAAACAAATCAATGGCGATAATATATAGTTACCCAAAAAATACAGATATATTATCTACTGATGTTATAGTTGGTACTTCAACAAGAGTAGTTAATGGTAAAAGGAGGAATGTAACAAAGAACTTTGAGGTTAGCTCTATTGCTGAGTTTTATAACGAAACTAGTTCTATAGCTATAACCGGTCAAAACAATTTCTTTTTTCAAAACAACATTGCACTTGGTAGAAAACCAGGATCATTAAGTTTTGTAGCAGGAGGAGGAACGGGTACTAACTTTAATAGTATAACAACTATTAGAATTAGTAAATTTGCTACTTCTGGTAATCTAATGATAGATTATATAAATACATTTATAGATCAAGCTATAATTATAGCTCAGGCGGATGATTTGAATAACTTTGGTATTTATAAGTTTATTAGTATTACACAATCTATAGGAGAGCCTAATTTCTATGACATCGTAATAGAAGCGGTCAATGCTAATGGCTCTATACAAGAAGATAAGTTTTATGGATTTGCTATTTATCCTGGATTCGTTAATCCGAATATAAATCCTGGTAGTGATATTAATTTAACTACTACAGGATCATCAGGACCAGCAACATTTATTAGTGGTACTCTTAATATACCTATATATTCAAACTTGCCAATAAGAAGGAATCTTCAAGATGGTAATATAAATTATTGCGGATATGCTCCATTTGGAAGTTTAGAGAGTGAAGCAGTTTGGACAATAACAAAAATAACAGTTGCCTTAAATGGCAGTGTAACAACGACAGTAAGTAATAACGTAACATGGACTTCGGTTCCATTCTAAAATAAAATAATATGCCAATAGTAAGTACAAATCCAATCGAAGTAGAAGGAAATGTTTATCCATACTTTTTAGTAAATTTAGCTGTATCACCATTGATTAAGCCAAATGATGTAGGGGGTAGTGTAGCTATGAAACTAACACCTTACAGAGTTTTAGAGGATGGAAGTTCAGAAAGCTTACCTGATTATTCTACATCTATAAACTACCTAGACGTGTTCGAAAGTGGTGATGATGATGCCATTCAAGCAGCCGGAGCAATCATGTATGCTTTACAAGGATTTATTAACGCAAAAGGTTTATAATTTATGGCTAATTATAGAGCAGTCGCAAACGGGAATTGGAGTAGTTTAGCAACGTGGCAAGATGATAGTCTTGGATATTTTGCTAATTCTTCTGTATTACCTACAAGTGCTGATGATGTATATTCAAATAACTTCACTGTTACAATAGACGGAACAAGAAATGCAAATACTATAAGAAATACTGCATTTACACCACCTACGAATTTAGCGTTAATGTCTATTCCGCAGATGAGTTCAAATACTACACCAAGTGGTGCTGCTGCTGCGAGTAGTGCTGCAGGCGGAACTGCTGCTTGGAATGCTTTTGATAGAAATACAGGAACAATTTGGAATACTCCATCAGGTACTAATACGGGTTGGTTATCATATCAATTCCCAACAGGAAAAATAATAAAAAGATATGGTTTTTTTAGTGATTCAAATAATGCAAAAAATCCAAGAACTTGGACTTTTGAAGGTAGTAATAATGGTTCAACGTGGGTAACAATAGATACACAAACAAACTTTATCACAGGAGTTTCTACATTTTATTCTTTTGATATTTCTGCAAATACTACTTCCTATACTTATTACAGAATAAATGTAACTGCAACACAAGGCGGTTCAACAGTTGCAATAGCAGAACTTGAAATGTCAGAAGTAACTAACCTATATGGTGGTATAGTTGCAGGTGGTCAATTCAAATTTGCAAATGGTGGTAATTTAACTTGTGCTGCTTCAAACGCTATTGCGGTAGGTAATACAACACCAACTTTATTGTTTGATTTAGCAAGCGGAAATAGTGCTACATTTAATGGTAATTGTAATCATAATTTTGCAGTAACGAGTAGTACACTTATAAATTTTAATGGAACAGGAACGTTTAACATTTTAGGAAATTTGGATATTTCTTTTGTAGGTGGTTCAGTTGGAACAAGAAGAACACTTTCAATAAATTCAAATGGAATTATAAATATAATAGGAAATATAGATTGCGCAAGTAATCAAACAAATACAGTTAATACAATAGATGTAAATTCAAATTGTATAATAAACCACACGGGCACAATTACTGGAAGTGCTGTTGCTACACTAACTACAAATGGAGTTGCTTTAAGAATTTCAACATTATCGACTTATAATTTAACAGGTAATACAATTGCGGGTACTAATGCTGCTATAAGTTCAACTGTAACAACTAATATCAATGTAGTTGGAAACACAAATGGAAGTGCAAGTGCTCCTGCTATTTTAAACACAACTGCTCCTGCAACTATTGATTTATTAGGAGTAACAACTTCAGGAAGTGGCTCTCCTGCGGTGCAAGGACTTTTAACAACTTTTGTAAAGGTTAGAGGTAATGTAATTCACACAGATACATACGCAGCTATTTATGCAGGTAGAGTAGTAATAGATAACAACGTTACTTCGTGGCAATTTAAAGATTCTACAAACACAGTTACAAGAACTTTATATACTGCTGGAGTAGCTTTAGGAAATCCTGCTACAACTAATGTAAGAAGCGGTGTTACTTATGGTCCCTCTTTAGAATTAACAGGAACATTAATAGTACCAAATCCAAGTAATGTACTTTTTGGGGTTCCTACAGATAATACAACTGGTACATACTCAACAACTCCTGCTTTAATAGCTACTGAAATATTTACTAAACTATTATCTTCAACTGATTTTAATACATCAGGAAGTTTTGGTAAATTAGTAAAAGATAATTTAGACGCTCAAGTAAGTTCAAGACTTGCAACAGCATCTTATGTTGCTCCAGACAATGCTGATATTGCAGCTATTAAAGCTGTTACAGATACATTAACGGATGTTGCAACAGAAACAACTTCTTTAGCAATTAAAACAAAAACAGATTTAATACCAAATAATCCTGCAAGTGTAGAATCTGTAGGAGCTATTGTAGCAAGTTATAACATATAAAAAAAATTTAAAAAATGGCAATAATTTACAGTTACCCAAGGGTTACAACATTAAACAATTCAGATCTATTAATAGCTACCAGATTTGAAAACGAAGATAACGGCACCGCTAGAAATATAACTTTCACGGCTGATGCGCTTTTAGACTATGTGTCTTCTAATTATGCTCCTACATTAAATCAAGTATTAACAGCAGGCAATGTATCTTTACTAGACGCTTCTATTGGTAGTTTATATTTGTACAACCCTCATGCACCATCAGGAAATGGATATGTTTCTATTACAGGGGATAAAAATAGAATTAACTTTTTTGACAACGAAGGAGTTGATTTAGGGTATATAGCTCAAGATACGTTACGTTTAGATGATTTATCTACAGCGTTTAGTTTTCAAATTAAAAAACCTTCGGTATTAACAAATAATAGAACAGCAACTTTTCAAGACGCTTCAGGAACAGTAGCATATTTATCAGATATACCAGAAACAATTAATTATGGTTTATTTGCGCAAACAGGAAACTCTACTATTATAACAGGGACAACTGCTGAAAGCACATTAATAAATGGTGGAGAAGGGTCATTAATCATCCCCGCAAATAGTTTTAATGTTGGAGATAGCTTTAAAGCTGTTTTTGGCGGTGTTATGAATGCAGCAAATAATCAAACTATTAGAATAAGAGTTAAAGCAGGTTCCGTTGTACTTTTAGATAGTGGAGTTCAAACATTAACAAACTCAATAATAAGTGATATTTGGAGTTTGAATGTGGATTTTACAATAAGACAATTAGGAGCAGCAGGAGTTGCTTCAATAGTTACATTAGCAACATTCCATTATACAAAAACAAACAATGCAACAGTTGAAGGATTTGCTTTCAATAATATAAACAATACTACATTTGACACAACTGTTAGTAATACTTTAGATGTTACAGTTCAATGGGGTAGTACAAATGCGTCAAACAGTATCTATAGTGATATATTTATATTAAACAAAATATACTAATGAGTAGAAAAGAAAAAATAGATTTATTCCTAAATAAATGGGTGAGTCGTAAGTTAACGGTTTTTGTTGTAGCTTCCGTTGGATTATTCTCTGGAGTTATAACTTCAACTGATTGGGTTATAATTGGTACATCTTATATTACGATTGAAGGTGTTACTAATATTGTTGAACGTTTATTTAAAGCTAAATCAAATGGTTAAGAATAGATTGTTATATTTAGTTATTGTTGCATTGGTTGCAATTATATTATTACAGAGATCATGTGATGGTATTTTTGGTTCAGCGGAAGAGCAAACGACAATCAAAACAGATACCGTTTATAAGCATATTCATGATACTATTACAAAAGATGTAAAAGTAATACATACAGAATATGTGCCTATTGATAAACCTGAATATACGCCAGGAGAAACTTTAGATACCTGTAAAGCAAGATTTCAAGATCTTTTAAAAGAACATTTAACTAAAAGAGTTTATGTTGATACATTGAAACTAGATAGTCTTGGATCAATAGTAGTTAAAGATACGGTTTGGATTAATAAGTTATATGGTAAAAGAACTTACGTAAAAGATTATAAAATACCTTATATAACAAAAACAATTACTACAGTAGAAAAAGAAAAGCCAAGGCGTCAACTTTATGTAGGAGGAAATGTATTCGGTAATACAACTGCTTTGCAAGCAATAACTCCAGGATTAGTATATAAGGATAAAAAAGATCGAATATATCAAGCAAACGTGGGGATAAATTTTGATGGAAGTTTTACTTTTGGTGTAGGAACATATTGGAAAATTAAATTAAATAAAAAATAATAAGTAATGGTAACAAGTGCAGAATGTTTAAAAAAATGGGGAGATCCAACGATTCCAACTAATGAATTAAAGTATATGACTTTATGGGATGTACCTACACATTTAGAATTAGGTGTTATTCCAAAAAGACTGTATTGTAATAAGTTAATGATAGGGCCGTTAATGCAAGCTTTCTCTAACATAAAAGATAGAGGCTTAATAGAGGAACTAAAAACATGGGACGGTTGTTTTAACGTTAGAAGAAAAAGAGGATTGAAGTCAATGTCTTTGCATTCTTGGGGAATAGCCATAGATATAAATGCTGCTTGGAATGGTTTAGGTAAAGAACCTACTATGTCACCTAGATTAGTAAAGTGCTTTACGGATTGTGGTTTTGAATGGGGTGGAGTATGGACTAGGAAAGATGGGATGCACTTTCAATTAAGAAGTATATAATATGTAAATTTCGCTTAAAACAGGTAATATATATATTAAATTAAATTCAATTAAATTATGAGTGATGAAATAGTAAAGAATCTTAGCTTTGGCAAAGAAGCTAGGAATAATGTTTTTGCTGGTATCGAGAAACTTACAAAAGCTGTTAGTTCAACGTTAGGTGCTGGTGGAAAATGTGTAATGCTAGAAGATAGTAAGGGTAGACCACTAATCACAAAAGATGGTGTTACAGTTGCGGATAGTATTACATTATTAGATCCCGTAGAAAATATGGGAGCAAGACTTTTGAAAGAAGCTGCTAGAAAAACGGTTAAGGAAGCAGGAGATGGAACAACAACCGCTACGGTATTAGCTCATGCAATTTTAGAAAAAGCTTATGCAGCTCAGGATTCATTAAGTCAAAGAGAATTAAAAGAAGGTATTGAATCAACAGTAGAACAAGTTGTTGCATATTTAGAATCTATTAAAGTACCAGTGACTGGAGATATGATAGATAACATTGCTACTATATCAGCAAACAATGATGCTAACTTAGGTAAAATTATTGCGGATGCTTTTAGAGCTGTTGGTGAAACGGGAATAGTTATGATGGAAACATCACCAAATGCAGAAACTGAAATAGAAGTTATTGATGGTGTTCAATATGATAAAGGCTTAGTAAATTCACATTTTATTACTAATCCAAACAAGAGAGTTGCTGAATTAGAAAATCCATTAGTATTACTTGTTGAATCTCCAGTTGAAACAATAAGGCAAATACAATCGGTTTTAGAATACGTTATAAAAGCAAATAAACCTTTGCTTATAATTGCAGATATGGAGCAAACTGTTTTAACTGCTCTGGCAATGAATAAAGTGAAAGGAAATATAAAAGTAAATGTTATCAATGCACCAACTTATGGCGTAAGCAAAAAAGATACATTATCTGATTTGGCATTGTTAACAGGCGCTACTATTATAAATGAAGATCTTGGTGATGATATGGATCTTATAGATATAAGCTGTTTAGGTAGTTGTTTAAAGTCAATAACTAACGATACAGAAACCATATTACATGTAGGAGAAACTACGGATGAAGTTCAAACTTTAATTAATGAATTAAAATCACAGTTAGAAGGCAACCTACAACCAGGAGAAGTAATCAGATTAGAAAGAAGACTTGCTAGATTATCTGCCAAAGTAGCAGTAGTGAAAGTTGGCGCTGGTTCTGATATTGAATTAAAAGAAAAAGCAGATAGAGTTGAAGACGCGATTTGCGCAACTAAAGCCGCAATCAAAGAGGGTATTGTTCCTGGAGGAGGAATTGCTCTTTTAGATGCTTCTAATAAAATTGAAGTTATTAAAAATGGAGGAGATGTGTTGTTAGAAGCTATTAAGGCTCCGTTTAAGACAATATTAACTAACGCAGGTATTGATATACCAGATTATAAAGATAATCGCTTAGAAGGATCCGGATTAAATGCAATAACAGGAGAAGTAGTTAATATGATTGAAGCAGGAATTATAGATCCTTTATCTGTTACAAAAAGCGCATTACAAAATGCAGCATCTGTAGCTATTACAATATTGTCAACTGATTGTGTAATTAATAATTTAAGAATCAATGAAGGCAATAGGTAATAACATTATAATTTTACCTAAGAAGGTAGGATTATCAAAAACAGAAAACGGATTATTATTAAAAGAAAAAGATAAAGAAAACATCCGATATAAAGAAGCTATTGTAGTTTCAGTAAGTGATGATATTAAATGTATAAAGCAAGCAGATGTTATTTACTATGATAAGGCTGCGGGTCATGGAATAGAGTTCGAAGGAAACGATTACCAGGTTATAAGATTGCAGGATGTTGTAATAGTTCTATGAGAAAACTAGAAGCAAAAGATATAAAGGATCTTGGGATATTAAAGCATTATAGAGTAATACGTAAATGGGCTTGTAGAAATTATGATCTTACAGATGCTGATTTAGAATTATTAGTATATTTTGATTGCATGGAATATTTTACCAAGCAAGATTATAAGATAGGTACATACGCATATAGTTGGGATAATAGGCGCTGGAACAATTTGTTAAAAGAAGGATGGATAGTAGTATGGAGAAATAGAAACCATACAACCCAGAAATATAACATATATAAAGTTTCTTTCAAGTGCAAACAACTAATAAATAGAATGTACCGAATTATGCTTGGAGAAGAGGATATTCCAACAACAGCAAGAAGTAATAAAATAATGAAAAATAATACATATACTGATATTGTATTACGAACAGCAATAAATAATTTAAACAAAGATAAAACAAGATGAGATACAGTAGTAAATTAATGAATCCTGTGAGTAACCCTAGTGCGGCTATAAATAATCCAACAATAACGCCAAGCACTCCGACTGTTACAGATATGAGTTCTCCTATTACTCCTATTACACCACCAACGCCTAAGTCATTTAATCCAGGTATAAAACCAAGTGGTGCTCCTGTAACATTTAATCCAAATGCTCAAGCTACAATGACTGGTGCTTTTGGTGTACCAATGGAAGGAACTTATGATAGAGCTATTAGTCCTACACAAATGAATAAACTAACCTACTAATTATAAATTAAAAAATTATGAAATTCATTAATAACGAAAAAGAACCTCACTTAATTAAAATGGAAAAACCAGGTGTTTCTGGATTAAATCATTTGTGGGATGGACCATTAGATATGACTAATTACCCTAAAGGAGAAGGATCTAGTAGTGGTAAGAACGGAATGAAAATAAAACTTGCTGGATGCAAATATGACTCTTCGCCTATTACACAACGAGCAAAATGTAGAATGTAATGGGAGTAGAAGACATTAGACTATATGGCTTAAATATAATAGCTTTTTCTTTATCATTAACAGCCATTGAGCCAATATTAAAAATAATTTTACTTATGCTTTCTATTGGTTATACTATTATTAAAATACATAGTCATTTTGAAAACAAGATAAAAAATAAAAAATAAATATTAAAAATATAAATAAGATGAGAAACGTAGCACAAGAAGTAATAAGTGAAGTTAGGTCAAAAGTGCAATCTGGGTCTAAAGCTCAAGGAAGAAGAGCAGCAGCTAAAGCAAAAAAAGCATCACCTGCTTCTACAGCAGCAACTACTGCAACAAAAACAACAACGCCTGAGCCAAAGCCAGGAGGCAAAAATGTAGCTGTTAAAACAAAAACATCAACGACTCCGGTTATGCAGAAAAAAGGTATGGCTAAAAAAAAGTTACCTGTTGCTAAAATGAAAAAATGCTAAATAAGCATGGCATTTAAAATGTCAGGTCCTCCTTATAATATGCATAATACGCCAATATATAGTAAGGACATGGATGACAATATTCTCGGAATGGCGCAATCAAATGGTACAATACTAATAAATAAGAATGTATCTCCTATTGAGCTAAAAAAGAATAAAACGGTTGAACATGAGATGGTACATGTAGATCAAATAAAAAGAGGCGATTTAGGATACGATGAAAACAATGTTTATTGGAAAGGAAAAAGGTACTCTCGCTCTAATATGAATGAGGGTGCCAAAAACCTACCATGGGAGATGGAAGCTTATAAAAAACAATAAATTTGCGTAATAATAATATTATAACTTTAATTTAATTTATTATGAAAAATTTATTATTAACATTAGTATTATTATTGGCTTTTTCATTTGTTAATGCTCAAAAATTAACACCTAAATTTTTAGAAGGTAATTGGGAAACAGAATTTCACAATGTTGAATTTAAGATTGTGAATAAAAAAGAATTAAAAATAACTATTATATTAAAAGAAATCAATGAACCAATTGATGTTCTGTCATATAAAATTCACGAAGGAGCTCTTTATATGGAAACATATTATGCTCCTAATAATTGGGCAGCGGTTGGTAAAGTTGTTTTTTTAAATAATGATACTATGGTAGAAGATGTTGTATCAAAACATTCTGGCACGTTAATATATAAAAGAAAACTAAACAATTAAAACAAAAAAAATGGCTTACAAACAAACACCAGGCAGAGGATCTATGCCTAAAACAGGAAGAGGTCTTCCTCCAACGTTAATGAGTTGTTCTCCAATGAAGCAACTTGATTTTGAATATACAAAAAAGCACACAACAGCTGTTGATAAATTTAATAAAGCTATTGAGTCTAATAAAGGTAAAGAAAATATTGAAAAAGGTCAACAAATTTCTTTAGACCCACAATCTGGTGTTGCAAAAAGTAATCCTGCAATTCACACTACAAAAAAAGTAGGTGGGTTTCTTGAAGAACGAGACACTAAAGGAGGACTTGTGAAAAGTGTTCAATGGAATCCAACTTCTCCAACAGGAGGTGCAGAAGCTGAAAAATTAGTAAAAGATGTTGAAAGAGCAAATAAGATTAAAACGTCTCAAGCTAGTAAAAATGCAGGATTTGCAAATTTAGGATCTGGAAGAACAGCCCCTAGCACTCCGGAACAAATTCAATCTATGAAAAACAGAGGAAGAATTACAACTAGATAATTATGAATATATCTAAAACAGGCTATAAAAAAAATAGCAAAGACAAAAACAAACCATATAATGTAATACCTAGTGGTAACATAACAATGAAAGATGTTGAGTTTGATGTTTTAGGTATAGATAATTTAGGTAATAAAAAAGTAATGAAGCCAGGGAGAGATTATACTTTTCCTGGTGACATTGTTTTAGAAGTGTCATTAAAAAAAGAAAGTTTATATAACAGAATATTTAAAAAAATAGCAGGTGGGAGGTAAGGTATCTCACGGGTCTCATAAGCCCGCATAACTTGGTTCGATTCCATGACGTTGCTACTATATTAACAATTAAATTAAATAAAATGGAAGTAGTAAGACAAATTACAAAAGAACAATTAGAAACTATTACTAAGCATCAAAAAGACTTAGCGACATTACTATCTAATATTGGTTTATTAGAAACACAAAAACATGCGTTATTACATCAAGTTGCTGAAGTAAATAGAAACTCAGAAGAATTCAAACTTGAATTGGAAAAAGAATACGGAGCAATCAATATCGATCTATCTGATGGATCATATACTGAGATTGAGCAAACACCAAATCAAGAGCAATAATGGATTCAATAGTTAGAAAAACTGGTTCATGTAAATTGTGTTTGATAGAATCCGAATTAGTTGATAATAGCAGATATTGTAGGTCTTGTAGAAATTTAAAGTGTAGAGCTTTGAGATATAAAATTACGGAAGAACAAGTCTTAGACTTATTATTAGAAGATACTTGCGAAATATGTAAATCAAAATGCTTTGGAAAAGATAAAGTTATTGATCATTGCCATTTATCCGGCAATATTAGGGGTATTTTATGCAGAAAATGTAATTTAGGGCTGGCTCATTTTAATGATAACATAGAAATGTTTATAAATGCAATTAAATATTTAAAAAAATGAATTCTATAAGAAAAATAAGCATTGGACCAGATTATAAAGAAAACGCTATGCACTATTCAATAAACCAAGAAGTATACGGGGGGCATAAAATCTCCTATATACTATTTGATGAAAAGGACAACTCCTACAATATATATATTAAGAAAGAAGATGAAGTAATGCCATGGAAAAAATTTAATTCAAATATGGCAATATCTGTTGAATATGATTTAGAATACTAATGAATATGACAGCTGTATTTGATTTTATAATTAAACCGGTAGGATCTAGATACAATAACAGCATTGATATTGATGGGAATCAATTAATATTGAATACCAGAATAGAAAGTTTTAAATCAGTTAATAAATTAGCAGAAGTTGTTTCTGTGCCTTTAGCTTTTGAAACGGATATAAAACCTGGTGATATTGTTGTAATACATCATAATGTATTTAGACGCTTTTATGATATTAAAGGTAAACAAAAGAATAGTCGATCATATTTTAAAGAAGATTTATATTTTTGTTCATCGGATCAAATCTATTTATATAATAGAGATGGTGAATGGAAATCTTATGGGGATCGTTGTTTTGTAAAACCTATAAAGAATACTGATCAATTTAAGCTAGATAAAGAACGTAAACATATTGGAATATTAAAATATGGAAATGATTCCTTAAACAAGCTTAAAATCACTCCTGGTGACCTAGTTGGATATAAACCTTATGGTGAATTTGAGTTTATTATAGATGGCCAGAGATTATATTGTATGAAATCTAATGATATTGTAATTAAATATGAATATAAAGGAAACGAAGCTGAATATAATCCGAGCTGGGCAAAAAGCAGTTGAGGAATTAATAAAAGTAGCTGAAGAAAAAATTGTAGATAGTGGAGATGATATATCTGCTGATAGATTAAAGAACGCAGCAGCTACAAAAAAGCTAGCTATTTTTGATGCCCTTGAAATCCTTAATAGAATACAAGAAGAAGAGCGAATGATAGAGGAGTCTGAAAAAACTACAGAAGTAAAAGTTTTTAAAGGATTTGCAGAAGGGAGGTCTAAATAATGTACGAACAAACTTTATATAGAGAAGTCACTGATCATATTAAGCCAAATATAATAAAACAAAAGAACAGACATAACAAATGGGAGTACGGTTATAACCGCGAGCATGATGTTGTTGTTATAAGTAAGACAGGCAAGATTGGTGAAATATATGAAATTCAAAACCTTAAAATTGCTTTACCTTTAATAGAGGATGCATATAAAAGGTCTAATAAACCACAAGATCAATATTGGGAACAAATAGAATTACCAAAAGAATTGTCAAAAATAAAAAGTGTTTTTGACTGGAACAAATATCCAGATACTTTTAAAGAAAATTGGTATGATTATATTGATCAAGAATTTAAAAATAGAGAAGAGGGTTTTTCATTTTATAATAACGGAAAACCAACTTATATAACGGGTACTCATTATATGTACTTGCAATGGAGCAAGATAGATATTGGTGCGCCAGATTTTAGAGAATCTAATAGATTATTCTTTATATTTTGGGAAGCTTGTAAAGCAGACAATAGATGTTATGGTATGGCCTATTTAAAAAATAGACGTTCAGGATTTTCATTTATGTCATCTGCAGAATTAGTTAATCAAGCGACCATATCAAGTGATTCAAGATATGGTATACTTTCTAAGTCGGGAGCAGACGCTAAAAAAATGTTTACAGACAAAGTTGTACCAATATCTATAAATTACCCATTCTTTTTTAAACCTATCCAGGATGGTATGGATAGACCAAAAACAGAATTAGCATATAGAATACCAGCATCAAAGCTTACTCGTAAGAAACTTGATGCTAATGAAAAGTTAGAAGAATTAGATGGACTAGATACAACTATTGACTGGAAAAACACTGGAGACAACTCTTATGATGGTGAAAAGTTAAAGTTATTAGTACATGACGAAAGTGGTAAATGGGAACGTCCAGATAATATATTAAACAACTGGCGAGTTACTAAAACTTGTTTACGATTAGGAGCAAGAATTATTGGTAAGTGTATGATGGGTTCAACATCAAATGCTTTAGATAAGGGAGGCGAAAATTTTAAAAAGCTTTATTATGAATCCGACATTACGAAAAGAAACCGCAATGGACAGACTGCTTCAGGATTATATAGTTTGTTCATACCTATGGAATGGTCGTACGAGGGATTCATTGATACTTATGGCTTACCTGTCTTCGACACTCCGGAAAAACCTATAAAGGGCGTTGACGGTAATTGGATTGAGATAGGAGTTATTGAGCATTGGCAAAATGAAGTTGAAGGTTTAAAAGGAAACTCAGATGCTTTAAATGAATATTATCGACAATTTCCAAGAACAGAACAACACGCATTTAGAGATGAGGCAAAACAAGCATTATTTAATCTGACAAAGATATATGAGCAGATTGATTATAATGATGATTTACGAAATACAAATGTTATAACAAGAGGAAGTTTTCAATGGGAGAATGGAATACAAGATTCTAAAGTATTATTTTACCCAAATCCTGATGGCAGATTTTTAGTTAGTTGGGTTCCGGATAAATACTTACAAAACCGCGTAATAATAAAAGATGGGTTTAAATATCCTGGTAATGAACATTGTGGCGCTTTTGGGTGTGATAGTTATGATATATCAGGAACTGTTGATACAAGGGGATCTAATGGATCCTTGCATGGATTAACAAAATTTTCAATGGAAAATATTCCTGCAAACCATTTCTTTTTAGAATATATAGCTAGGCCTCAAACAGCCGAAATATTTTTTGAAGAAGTTTTAATGGCTTGTGTGTTTTATGGAATGCCTATATTAGCAGAGAATAATAAAGCTCGATTGCTGTATTATTTTAAGCGCAGAGGATATAGAGGTTTTTCTATGAATAGACCGGATAAGACTTGGAATAAATTATCCCCTACTGAAAAAGAAATTGGCGGTATACCAAACTCTGGTCAAGATATTATACAAGCTCATGCGGCTGCAATTGAAACTTATATAGAAAACTATGTAGGTGTTCAAGGAGACAATCACGGGGATATGTATTTTCAAAGGACATTGAATGACTGGGCAAGATTTAATATTAATGATAGAACAAAACACGATGCTTCTATTAGTTCCGGTTTAGCTATAATGGCATGCAATAGGCACATGTACTCCCCTATTTACGAAACAGATAAAAGGTCTGTGCCTTTAAATTTTAAGAAATATAATAATAGTGGCAATACTTCAAAAATAATATAATAAATGATTTATACTAATAGCAATAGTTCTTTCCCTAGTCAGGTAGTACCTGATCAAGTGAAGCAAACATTAGAATATGGAACACTTGTAGGTAGGGCTATCGAAAATGAATGGTTTAGAGGAGATCGTGTTGGTGGAGCTGGAAATGATAGATTTGGATCAAACTGGCAAAACTTTCATAGACTAAGACTTTATGCAAGAGGTGAACAGCCTATACAAAAATATAAAGATGAGTTAGCTGTTAATGGTGACTTATCTTATTTAAACTTAGATTGGAAACCTATTCCTATTTTACCTAAATTTGTAGATATTGTTGTTAATGGTATTTCTAATAAAAGTTATAGTATAAGAGCTTATGCTCAAGACCCTGCAGCTACAAAAGCCAAAACAGAATATGCGTCAGGTATAATGCGAGATATGATGGCTCGTGAATTACTTGATGAAATACAAAGTAAATTAGGGGTTAATCTATATAATACAACAGATCCTGAAAACTTACCAGAATCAACAGAAGAATTAGAAATGAGATTGCAGCTTGATTATAAGCCTGCAATTGAGATTGCTGAAGAAGAAGTTATTAATCAGGTTTTAGCTACAAATAAATACGATTTAATCGCTAAAAGACTTAATTATGATTTAGCAGTTATTGGTATTGCATGTGCTAAAACATCATGGAATCCCGCTAATGGGATAGTTATCGACTATGTTGATCCAGCTAATTTAGTATATTCTTATACAGAAGATCCAAACTTTGAAGATATATATTATGTTGGAGAAGTAAAAGCTATAAGTTTAGAAGAATTAAAAAAGCAATTTCCTCATCTGTCAGAAGAAGACTTAAAAGAAATTGAAAAGTTCCCAGGAGACATGAATTATATTCGTAACTATCCTGGACAAAGTAATGATAATACAACTGTTCAAGTATTATATTTTGAATACAAAACATATTCAAATCAAGTATTTAAAATAAAACAAACAGAACAAGGGCTGGAGAAAGCTATTGAAAAAGACGATAGTTTTGATCCGCCAGAAAATGATAATTTTAAAAGGGTATCAAGAAGCATTGAAGTATTATATACAGGAGCCAAAATTCTTGGATATGAAAAAATGTTAGAATGGAAGTTGTCAGAAAATATGACTCGCCCATTTGCTGATACAACAAAAGTACAGATGAATTATACTGTCTGTGCTCCTAGAATGTATAAAGGTAGAATTGAATCATTAGTAAGTAGAACTACTACATTTGCAGATATGATCCAATTAACTCACCTTAAATTACAACAAGTATTATCTAGAATGGTACCAGATGGTGTATTCGTAGATGTAGATGGTTTAGCCGAAGTTGATTTAGGTAATGGTACCAATTATAATCCAGCAGAAGCTCTTAATATGTATTTCCAAACAGGTAGTATTGTAGGTAGATCTATGTCTCAAGACGGAGGTTTTAATCAAGGTAAAGTACCAATTCAAGAATTACAAACATCGAATGGTAATGCTAAGATACAAGCACTTATAGGCACATACCAATACTATTTACAAATGATCCGCGATGTTACCGGATTAAATGAAGCTAGAGATGGTAGTACGCCAGACAAAGATGCTTTAGTTGGATTACAAAAAATGGCTGCTGCAAATTCAAATACAGCAACAAGACATATAAAAGACGCAAGTTTATATTTAACATTAAGAACTTGTGAGAATGTTTCTTTAAGAATTGGAGATTCACTTAATTTTCCGTTAACAAAACAATCATTAATAGAAAGTATATCTTTATTTAATGTAGAGACTTTAAAAGAAATTGAAAATCTAAATCTGCATGACTTTGGTATATTCCTTGAATTAGAACCTGAAGAAGAAGAAAAAGCAGCTTTTGAAAGAAATGTTCAAATAGCACTACAATCAGGCAATATCGACTTAGAAGATGTTATTGATTTAAACCAAATAAATAATATTGGATTAGCAAATCAAGCATTGAAATTTAAAAAGAAGAAGAAACAAGAAAGAGATCAAGCTAATCAACAAGAAATGATCAGAGCACAAGGTGAAGCTCAAGCTCAAGCTTCTGAAGCAGCAGCAATGGCTGAAGTTCAAAAGAGAGAAGCTATAGCTCAAACTGAAATACAAGTGCTACAATCAAAATCTCAATTTGAGATACAAAGAATGATGCAAGAGTTAGAAATTAAAAAACAACTTTTAGCAGAACAATTCCAATATGATTTAGAGTTAGCAAAAATGCAAATGGATATTGCCAATACTAAATTAAATCAAATGGAAGATAGAAAAGATCAAAGAACAAAAATACAAGCAACACAACAATCAGAATTAATTGAGCAAAGAAAAAACAATACTATGCCAAAAGATTTTGAAAATACCGGTGCTGCAGAATTTGACTTAGGTCTTATGTAAAAAATATTAACTAATTTTATATTATTATATCATGTCACAAGAAGTAAAACAAGAAGGTAGTTTTAAATTACAAAAACCAAAACCTGCGGCTAGAAAATTAAATAAGCCTGCGACAGTTACAAAAGTAGATTTACAAACTAAAACAGAAGATAATGCCATTCAAGAGCAAAGCACAAATGAAAGCTTGTTACAGCCAAAACAGCCCGAAGTGGGATTGCAAGAAGTGGAGCAAGGAAACCAAATCGATCAAATCGTTACCGAAAAAGTTGTCCCCGAAAAAGAAGTAACTGAACTTAACGTAACGCCGGTTACTGTAATACAAGAAATATCTGAAGAAGAAGTAGCTATTAGCACTAGAGAATTAGAAGAAGAAGCTATAGAGGCTGTGAATACAGCGGAGACTACAGGTAAACAATTACCAGAAAACATTGAAAAGTTGATTTCATTTATGGAAGAGACTGGAGGAACAGTAGAAGATTATGTTAGATTGAATGCTGATTACTCAAGTGTTAATAACGAATTATTATTAAAAGAATATTATAAAAAAACTAGACCTCATCTGAATGATGACGAAATTGATTTCCTAATGGACGATCGTTTTGCATACGATGAAGACGAGGACGATGAACGTGAAATCCGTAAAAAGAAATTAGCGTTTAAGGAAGAGGTTGCAAAAGCAAAAGGTTTTTTAGAAGATCTTAAATCTAAATATTATGAGGAAGTAAAGTTACGACCAAGTATTAATAAAGATCAACAAAAAGCAATTGACTTTTTTAACCGATACCAACAAGAGCAGGAAGTTGTTGAAAGCCAACACTCAAGGTTTAAGAGCGACACAAAAAGTTTTTTCACTCAAGATTTCAAAGGTTTTGATTTTAAATTAGGTGATAAAAATTTTAGATATGGAGTTCAAAACGCTGAGACGGTAGCTGAAAAACAATCAAACATTACTAACCTAGTCAAGAAGTTCTTGAATGATAAGGGTGAAGTAACAGATTTGAAAGGTTATCACAAAGCAATGTATGCTGCTGAAAATGTAGATACTTTAGCTCATCATTTTTACGAGCAAGGTAAAGCCGACGCAATTAAAGAAATTACCGCTAAATCAAACAATGTATCAACCGCTCCGAGACAAACATCAAGCGGTGAAATATTTGTAAATGGTTTTAAGATAAAAGCAGTTAATGGTGTTGATTCTACAAAATTGAGAATAAAAAACAAATTTAACAATTAAAATTAAAAGATTATGGCAGATGTAACGCCTTCGTTTGGGACCATTAAACCGTCTCAAAAACAACAAGCTTTAGAAACTAACTATTTAAACTTTACGGATCCTAATAATGCGGATTTCGTATCTTTTGCACAACAATATTTACCAGAAATCTACGAACAAGAAGTAGAGCGTTATGGGAATAGAACTCTTTCCGGATTCTTACGTATGGTTGGTGCTGAAATGCCAATGGCATCAGATCAAGTTATTTGGTCAGAACAAAACAGATTACACATTGCTTACACAGGAGTTGAAGTAGATAGTGCTGCTGGAAATACATTAGTTATCCCAGTTGACTTAACTCCAGCTAATCCTAATGATTTCGTACAAAACGTTATCTCTATTAACCAAACTATTGTTATTTTAGATCCTGCTACAGGATTAGAGGTTAAAGCTATTGTTACTGCAAGTGATCCTATCACTGGTGACTTAACTGTTGCTCCTTATACTGCTGCTACATTAGCTGCTGCTGGATTTACAGACGGACAAGAAGACTTAAAAATCTTTGTTTATGGTTCTGAGTATAAAAAAGGATCTACTTTAGTAAATGATGACTATGTAAGTATTGAGCCAAGCTTTACTCAATTCTCTAACTCTCCTATCATTATCCGTAACAAATATGTTGTTAATGGATCTGACACAGCTCAAATCGGATGGGTAGAAATTGCTACTGAAGATGGAGCTGGTGGATTTATGTGGTATTTAAAAGCAGAGTCTGAAACAAGATTACGTTTTGAAGATTACTTAGAAATGGCTGTAGTAGAAGGAGAATTAGCTGCTGCTGGATCTGCTGCTTTAGCTGCTGGTAAAAAAGGTACTCAAGGTTTATTCGCTGCTATCCAAGAAAGAGGTAATGTATTAAACAACTTTACTGCTGGTGGTGGTTTATCAGAATTTGATTCAATCTTAAGAAACTTAGATACTCAAGGAGCTATTGAAGAGAACATGTTATTCTTAAACCGTCAGACTTCATTAGACTTTGATGATATGCTTGCTAACTTATCTTCTGGAGTTAATGGAGGGGTTGCTTATGGTTTATTTGAAAACTCTTCTGAAATGGCATTAAACTTAGGTTTCTCTGGTTTCCGTAGAGGTTCTTACGATTTCTATAAAACAGATTGGAAATACTTAAATGATGCTTCAACTCGTGGAGCTGTTGCTGAGTCTGCTATTGATGGTGTACTTGTACCTGCAGGAACTTCAACTGTTTATGACCAAATTTTAGGAACAAATATCCGTAGACCATTCTTACATGTTCGTTATAGAGCTTCTCAAGCTGACGATAGAAGAATGAAATCTTGGGTATTAGGTTCTGTTGGTGGAGCATATACTTCTGACTTAGATGCAATGGAGGTAAACTTCTTGTCTGAAAGATGTTTATGTGTTCAAGGTGCTAATAACTTTGTGTTATTCACTTCTAGCGCTGTATTAGCATAGTGCTAAAATAATAGTGTAAATTTTGCCCCCGTTGAATTTGCGGGGGTGATTTTTACTCTTTAAACAAAAGATTAATTAATTATATTATATCATGTCAAAAGAAAATACAAACTCACAAAAAGAGAAACAAACTACCAAGGATACTTGGGAGATTAAAGATAGAACATATCTATTATTAGGACCATATAGTCCATTAACTTATACAATATCATCAAGACACTCAAGAAGATTTCCTTTATTATGGTTTGATGTGGCTGCACAAGAACAAAGAGAACTAAGGTATGCTACAAATCAAAATTCACCATTTGTGGATGAACAAAAAGGAGAAGCTACTCTAGGTCATATTGTGTTTAAAGAAGGAGTGCTAACAGTACCAAAAGAAAAACAAAACTTACAAAAATTATTATCTCTTTATCATCCTTTACTTAATAAAAAATATAAAGAATTTGATGCAATTAAAATTGCTGTTAATGAATTAGATGATTTAGAAAAAGAATTAGAAGCTATGACGGCGGCATCATCAATGGACATCGATCAAGCAGAAGCAATTTTGCGTGTTGAATTAGGTTCAAAAGTATCTAAGATGACTTCTAAAGAAATTAAAAGAGATTTATTAATTTTTGCTAAAAGGAACCCGGGTCTATTTTTAGATTTGGTTAATGATGAAAATATTCAGCTACGTAATTTTGCTATCAAAGCATGCGAAGCTAACATTATAAAGCTATCACCAGACCAACGTGATTTCAAATGGGCAGCTAATGGTAAAAAATTAATGACTGTACCTTTTGATGAAAACCCGTATTCGGCTATGGCTGCATTTTTCAAAACAGATGAAGGTATTGAAATCTTCCAATCTATTGAGAAAAAACTTCAATAATACGTAATACTAATATATGGGCGGCTATTGCGTAAATAAACGCGGTAGCTGCCTAAATATTATAATAAAAACAGAAAAATGGCAATAAACGTAGATACAGTTTACAAAACGGTACTTTCTATTCTTAATAAAGAACAAAGAGGGTACATGACTCCTGATGAGTTTAACAAAGTAGCAACACAGGTTCAATTAGAAATATTTGAATCTTATTTTGATGATTTAAACCAACAACTAAGAGTTCCACAATCTAATACGGAATATGCCGATAGACAAAAAAATATAGATAACCAAATATCTATATTCAAAACATTTGGCAATTGTACTCTTCCATTAAGCCAAGAATATTTTATTGTGCCAGCAGATCTACATAAGATTGGTACAGTAATATATAAAGATGAAATAGAAGTTGAACGTGTTCAAAAAGACTATCTATTATATCTTAATTTATCGCCAATTTCAAAACCTACAAAACAATTTCCGGTATATGTATATGAAAATTCTACTGTAGGAACTGGGGGTGGTAGCACTTTAAATCCCAAAATATATGTATGGCCTAAAGATATTAAAAGCGATATAAGCGTTTCATATATTAGAAAGCCAAATAATGTTGTCTGGAACTACACTGGGATAGGTGGTGTGCCATGGATAAGTGGTCCTTATATTTATTCTCCATCGACATCTGTTCAATTTGAATTAGATGCCTCTGAACAAACTAATGTTATAACAAAAATATTATTATATGCTGGAGTTATAATACGTGACCCTGAAGTTGTACAAGTTGCAGCACAAAAATCTCAACAAGAAGAAATTAACTCTAAATCATAAATAATATGCCAATGCCTAATGGCGGTTTAATTACCGAGACAAATAGACAATACTACGAAGGTGTACAAAGTTTTGTAGGAGATGGAATCGAACAAGGTTTTAAAACTACTTTTAATACTGATTTAGTTTTTTATTCAAGCGATCCAAATGATTTTAATTACCCTTTAAATAATTTTAAACTATATACAAGTCCAACAGGATTACCAGGTACTTTTACGGAGTTTATTGGAAATTATACGGTAAGTGATAATAATATAGTATTTACATCGTATATACCCAATAATGGTGAATATATAGTTGTACAATTAAAAAAATTAGATGGTGGTAATTATGGAGACAATAATGCTTATGGCAATATTGTTGAGCAAAACTATGGAGGTTACCAATATATAAAATTAGTTGATGTAGTAAATAATTTTATGGTAGCATACGTTGGTCCTGGTAAAATAATATCAGATGTTAAAAGAACTGATGTTATATTTCATGCCAAACGTGCAATGCAAGAATTTAGCTATGATACTCTTAAAAGTATTAAATCTCAAGAGTTAACTATCCCCCATTCATTAAGTGTTGTATTACCACAGGATTATGTTAATTATGTGGGTATGTATTGGGTCGATAGGCTTGGCGTAAAGCATCCAATTTATCCAGCTAATAACTTAACCTCAAATCCATCAGAAGCTCCTTTACAGGACGATTTTGGAGTTGAAATACAAGACGCATTTAATGACAACATAGAGACAAGTCCTATAATAGAAGACAGATGGAGAAGAGCTAATACTAACTTAATTGATGGTATGTATTTGGCCAGTTGGGACGGAATTAATTCAGGTGTAAATTATGACAATTATGACAGTGATAATTGGGGACCTGTAGGTAGAAGATACGGATTGGATCCTCAATATTCACAAGGTAATGGTTGGTTTACAATAAATGATAGAGAAGGTAAAATTTCTTTTTCTAGCAATTTAATAAACATGATAATTACCCTAGATTATATTTCAGATGGACTAGCGTATGATTTGGATTCAAGAATGCCTAAAATGGCGGAAGACGCAATGTATGCTTATATTTTACATGCTGTAATTGCTACAAGAAGAGATTCACCTGAATACCTTGTGCAAAGATTTAATAAAGAAAAATTTGCTAAATTAAGAAATGCTAAAATACGCTTATCTAATATTAAGCTACATGAGATTGTACAGGTAATGCGAGGCAAATCTAAATGGATTAAACACTAAAATATAATGGCAGAAACTAAAAATAATTTTACAGGTGGCAGAATGAACAAAGATATTGATGACAGGCTTATTCCTGAAAATGAATATCGTAATGCCATAAATTTACAAATAAGCAAGTCTGAAAACTCTGATGTTGGAACTTTACAAACAATACTAGGTAATCAATTAGTTATTGATTTTAATAATTTAACAGAAAGTGAAGGACTTGATTGCATTGGTTATTTTGTTGATACTGCAAATAATAGAGTATTTTTATTTTTAACTAATTATACAGATACTAACGCTACACCGCAATATTCAGTTAGTGCAAAAAATTATATATATGTATATAACATATTACAGAATACTTCAATTAAATTAGTTGAAGGCGCTTTCTTAAATTTCTCAAAAAATGCTCCGGTAATAGGAGTTAATCTTTTAGAAGATTTATTATTCTGGACCGATAATAGAAATCAACCAAGGAAAATAAACGTAAATAGAGCTTTAAATTCAAGTACATATTATGTAACAGAAGATCAAATATCAGTTGCTAAATTAAGTCCTGTATATGCAATAGATTTGTATACGGAAAGTGCGTTGGTTGAAGATGAATATGAGACCACAATGTATGATGTTACCAGTGAGTTTCTTCCTCCTTATGGTTTAACCGCAACAGTAGATGGTGCAATTACAGCAACAGATACTTTTATAATAGATGATCCAATTACAATACCTTATCCTGAGCCAGGACAAATAGTATCCGGAGCAGGTATACCCTTAGGAGTAAGAGTAGTAACGTATAATCCAATATCTTTTACGGTGGTTGTTTCTGAAAATATAACATTGGCAAACAATCAAGAGATAAAGTTTAATGCTAATCCATATTATAATCCAGACTTTATTGGGGATCCTTCATATTTAGAAGACAAATTTATTAGATTTAGTTATAGATATAGATTTGATGATAATGAATATTCTATATTTGCTCCATTTACACAAATAGCATATATACCAAAGCAAGATGGGTATTTTTTATATGATAATCCAGATAGTTTACCAGAAGCTCCTGTAGACGATGAAACAGCTGCATATAGAAGTACGATAGTTTCTTTTATGATTAATAAGGTAAATAATATATTTTTACAAATAAAATTACCTTGTCCAGCAAATGAATTACAATCGACTTGTAAAATATCTGAAATAGATATATTATATAAGGAGTCTGACGGGTTAGCCGTACAAGTTGTAGATGTTATACCGGTTTCCGAAATAGCAGCTCAAGCAGGTACTTCAGATGTATATATATATAACTATCAGTCTAAGAAACCATTTAAAACTTTACCTGAGAGAGATTTAATTAGAGTATATGATAAAACTCCAGTAAAAGCTTTAGGTCAAGAAATTATAAGTAATAGAGTTGTTTATAGTAATTATCAAGACAAACAAGGGTATCCAAAATTTTTAAATTACAATGTAGTTTGTAATGAAAAAGCAGGGTTTGATATTGATGCAAATACAACTAGTATAATTGAATATCCAAATCATTCTGTAAAACAAAATAGGAATTATGAGATAGGAATTGTTTTAAGTGACAAATTTGGAAGACAATCAGGTGTTATACTATCTAACGCTATTTCTTCATTTAATCCTAATTTTAAAGCAGCATCTCTATATGTGCCATATAAGGCAGAAACGTCCACTGATAGCGGAATACCCGCAGATGGCATAGTTAATCAATGGCCTGGATTATCATTTAAAATGTTGTTTAATGAACAGATAGGTGCCAATGGCATAACTGATTGGCCTGGCGTATATAATGGAGATTCTGAATCTGAAGATTATAATCCTCTTGGATGGTATTCTTATAAGGTTGTTGTAAAACAAACAGAACAAGATTATTATAATGTTTATTTACCTGGAATGATGGCTTCATATCCTGAAGATCCAACAAAAGAACTTGATAAAACATCACATTTTGTTTTAATCGGCGACAATATAAATAAAGTACCTAGAGACTTAAATGATGTTAGCGGTACACAAGAACAATATAGAAGTAGTGTAAAGTTATACTCTAGGGTTAATAATATATATGATACTTTATTACCTGATTTTTATAATGAACAGTTTTATCCAAGCAATACTTTCTCTTTTGTTAATACAATAGCAACATTAAATTCATTGTTCCCTGGAGCAAATCCTATTACACCACCGCCTCCTCCTGAATATGATCAATTTTATCAAAATATATCTAATCCTTTGATAGCTAGATTATCTACTGCTACAAAATTAGGTATTACAACATTAGAAGCAGGCACGGCTGAACCTCTTAAAACTATAAGATTAGCCGTTTGTGAAACTGATCCATTTGACTCAAGATTAGATTTATATTGGGAAACATCAACAGCTGGAATAATAAGCGAATTAAATGAAGCAATTTTAGAGGGGTCTGATGCTCCGGCAGCAATACAAGATTGGTTGTTTAATTTACCGGAATCGGCAGAAATAGGTTATAAAGCAGTAGAAGATTTTTATTTTTCAGATTTAATAGGTGCTCCATTAATTATTCCTATTGGTGATATAAGTTTTACAGTGCAAAATGAAAATAACGACGATAAAACAGCTTTATTTAATTTAACAGCAGGAGCAGGACCCGGACTATTTAATATAGAGACTACTGATTATTTTTATTATGGATTCAATGCGAACACTTTAGATTCATATACATTCTATATTACTGTAGATACATTTTCACCACCTACAACAACAGAATTTGAAAAGTTAGGAGCATTAAGTAACGTGACTCCTACTATAACAACTTTCCCTAGCAATCCATTGTTCAAAGATTTAAACGAAACTTTTGTTTTTCAATTTGAAGGTAACAATGGATCTAATTCACTCGGAGGCAAGGATCAAGATGATCTTACTTGGTCAATAGTTGGTGGAAGTGACGAATTTTCTATAAACCCAACTACAGGAGAGTTAACACAACCTTCTGGTGATATATATCCTGGATCATATAGTCTAACAATAAGATTAACTGATGCAGGCGGGCTTTATGACGACTTTACTTTTGTTGTTCGATATACATCTGAAACAGGTATAACATGGCAAGTAACCTCTGGTGGACCTGGAATAATATCAACAGGCAGTGAACCAGCAGGATATTTCTTTTCTTCTGGTACAATAATTGTTGAGGAGGGTATTACCGCTAGAATTAGAGCTGGATCATTTCCGTCTACTGTTGATGCCATTGTTGTATCCGATGTTACTATTACTGGGGAGGGGACATTGATTAAGTCTGCTAATGGTAGTGGCGAAAGCGGGTTTTCAGATGATGATTTTGAACTAACAGAAGGTACTTACACTTTTAGTATAGAAGTAAATTATTTCTTTACAGAAGGCGGAGTAGGGGGAATGTTTATAGAACCTATATAATAATAACGGTAGAATGATTTTTATATTGTTCTACCGTAATTAATACAATAAATAAGTGATAATAATTATATGGCAGCTGCAATAGAAATTAAATATTTTAATACATTTTTGTTAAAAAAAGTATTAAGTGATGAAACATCGGATTATAATCCTATATATGGAGGATCTTTTGGTATCCCTGAGCAAATTGGAGGATACCCTTCTCCTAACTTATTAAATGCTTTAGGTGATAATTATGGTGAATGGGTTATTGAAGAATCTAGAATACAAGGAGGATTTAATAATACAACTGTTGATTTTGGACCAAAAGCATATATAGTGGATGAAGATAATGGGGCGTCTATACGTTCTAGTTCTTTGATATATTCTGGAATTTATAATTCTAGGACAGGCACAAATAATACCAATCAGTTTTCAGTAGGTGAAGAAATAACAAAAAGTTTAAACCCTGCAAATGGATCTATACAAAAGTTATATGCGGAAGATACTAACTTAATTATATTCCAAGAAGATAAAGTAAGTAGAGCTTTAGTTGATAAAGATGCTATTTATTCAGCTGAAGGAGGCGGAACAGTAACATCTGCTTTTGCTGTAATTGGTGATATTCAAGCTTACGCGGGTAATTATGGTATTAGTAAAGACCCAACAAGTTTTGCTGTATATGGATATAGAAAATATTTTACTGATAGATTTAGAAACGCTGTACTTAGATTGTCTCAAGACGGTATAACAGAAATATCAGAATATGGAATGACCGACTTTTTTAGAGATGCATTCAATAATATAAATTCACCAATTCCTGAATATGGAACTGGCAATATAATAGGAGGATGGGACATGTATAATAAACAATATGTTTTATCTTTACAAACAAGTCCTGCTAATCCAAATGAATATTATGCTACTACTAATTTTGATGAATTAGTAACGGGTTTTACTGGATTTTTTACTTTTAAACCAACACAATTGTTTAGTGTAAGAAGTAAAGTATATTCATTAAAAGACGGTAAGCTTTGGTCACATTATAGTAATAGCTCTCCAGTAGGATCTTTTTACGGGGTAACAAACGCATCGTCTATAACTTTAGTAATTAATGAAAATCCTTCCGTAAGTAAAAACTTTAAAACTGTAAATTACGAAGGAGACAATGGTTGGCAAGTTGATAGTTTTATATCCGATGCCCAAAAGTTTGATGCAGGATCAACTCCTGGATCTTGGATTTCAACATCAGATACTGTTGCTCAAGTACCAAGTTACATAAAAGGAGCTTATGACGGATTAGGCAATGCATATCCTTCACCATTGACTCAGCCAATTTATCGTTATGGTTTTGATAGAAAGGAAAATAAATACTACGCAAACTTAAACAATAATAGTGTACCTACTGACGGAGAAGTAATCTATGGTTCTCAAATGACAGGGATAAAAGGCAGATATGCTACAGTTACATTGTCAACTGATAACGTTACAAATCCGGGTGGGATAAAAGAACTTTTTAGTGTGGGTTCTGTATTTTCATTGTCAAGTTATTAAATATAAATGGAAAATAAAATTAAATCAAATCAAGAACATCGGTTAATAAATACTGAGTTCATAAATAAAGTGGAACAATTAGAATCAACAATGCTAGCAATGGATACTCCTTTAATAGCAAAGGGAAATTCTGATATGTTCCCGCTAAAACATTCATTTTCAGAAGGCATTTACATTAGAGAGATGTTCATGGAAAAAAACGGATTTGTTATCGGAAAACTATATAAAATATCACACACTTGGTTTTTATTAAAAGGAGAAATTACAGTAGCAACAGACGAAGGGATTAATCATTATATAGCGCCTTGTTATGTACATGCACCAGAAGGAACAAAAAGAGTAATCCATGCAGTTGAAAATTCTATATTTGTGAATGTATATCCAAACCCAGATAATATAACAGACATTGAAACATTAGAAAATATGTTGACATGCAAGTCTTATGAAGAATATAAAGAATATAAACTTTTAAACGAATAGAGTATGACTATGGTAGTAGCAGGTGCTATTGGAGGCGGAGCCACAATAGTATCAGGAATTATAGGCATGGGTAGTGCCAGAAAAGCCAGAAAGAGAGCAGAAAGAGAAGCTCGGGCTAAAGCTGCTGAATTGGCTAGATTAGAAAGATCACGACAAGCAATTATAAATCCTTATTCAGGTGTACGAGATATTAGTTCTTTAGCTTCTGATCTAACAGGAATGGTATCAAATCCTTATGCTAGTTTAGGTGTTGCTACAAAAGCGGCAGAATTTCAAGCTGAACAAGCAGATATGTCATTAGCAAATACATTAGATACTTTACAACAAACAGGAGCTAGCGCTGGAGGAGCTACAGCATTAGCTCAAGCTGCTTTACAAAGTAAAAAAGAAATTTCTGCTAATATTGAACAACAAGAGAGTGAAAATCAAAAACTACGAGCTCAAGGAGAACAAAACTTGCAGCAATTAAAAATGTCTGAAGCTCAAAGACTACAAGGCATTCAAATGTCAGAAGCTCAAAGAGTGCAAGAAGCGGATGTTGCAGGTAAACAATTTATGTTTAGCGTAAGAGAAGGAAGGGAAGTAGCTCAAATGGATAGGGTTGCTGGACAAATGCAACAAGCACAAGCACAAGCGGCGCAAGCTAGAGCAGATCAAATGGGGGCATTAACAGGTATGATTGGTGGTTTAGGTTCTATTGCTTCTTCTATGGCCGCAAGCAACACCGGCAGTGGAAGCAACTCGCCAACTAATTCTCAGGTTAGATCTCTTGCTGGTGGATTAGCTAGCGCATTTGCTCCGTCTGACAGAATATTAAAGACGAATATTGAAAATATTGGTATATCGCCAAGTGGATTAAATATATATTCTTTTAAATATAAGGATGATAAATTTGGCAAAGGGTTATGGCAGGGAGTTATGGCTGATGAAGTTCCTTCTTTTGCTGTGTCTAAAACTAATGATGGCTATTATCAAGTTGATTATTCTTTAATTGATGTGGAATTTAAACAAATATAATATATGGGAGCATACAGTAATCCACAAATAATAGTTGATACTCAAACAGGTCAGCATTTTAGAAATCTACAAGAATCAATAGCGGGATCTTTTGCAAACTTTGCACAAAGTTACTCTGCTAAGCAAAAAGAAATTCAAAAAAAATTAGAAGAAAATCAAAAAAAGATAGAGGAAGTTAATAAAGAGACCGATGAATATTCTTTTGCTCTTAGAACAGCTGTAAACAAAATAGAAACTACTGATAGCAAATTAGATGTGGCTGGAACTTTTGAACCATTGATCCAAGAAGCTGTAAAGCTAAAATCAGGTTTGCTAAATAATACTATAACTGGTCAAGATAGACAAAAAGCTATGCAAAAGTTGGCAGATATAAATTCAACTATATCTGGTAACTTTTCAGTAAGTTTAGGCGATATATCTTCCTATGCTGAAGATGTTGATGAAGCATTACGAAAACCATTAGGTAGCCCTGGAGGATTAGCTATAGATATGGCTGCCGAAGATGTTAGAGCATTACGTATAATGCAAGGTAAATTAGGAGGTACCAAAAAAGCAGTTTATAAAGATGGTAATCCAAATAATCTTGTTTGGGAAATCTACGATGATACAGGAGAACTAGTAAAAGAATATTCTGCTTCTAAATTAAAGAAAATAGGGGATTTAGGTAATGAGTATATAAAACTTGTGCCAGACCAAACAGCTAATAATGAAAGTATAAAAGTAAATAATAATACTGTATTTGAAACTGTTCCTGTAAATCCAAAAGATCCCGAAGCTGGATCTCAAGCCACCGGCAGAATCACTGACAACTTTTTAGAAAAAGACACTGATGGTAATATTAAAACAGAAAAAAAATATATTGGTGGTAAAGGATCAAACGTGTATAAATTAGTAGCCAAACCTGATTATAAAAAAATAGAGGCTGCTATAGCTACGCAATTAGATGCACAAATTGCTGGATTGACAGATGAAGAATTAATGTTGCATACAAATAATACTGTTAATAAATATAGAGAAGCGGCTGGATTAAAACCTATATACTTTGATTCAGACGGGTTATTAGATAACATCGAAAAAGAACAAGCTATTGCGGCTTATAAGGATCACTTTATAAACACACAAATAGCTAAAGAACAAGATATACTTAGAGAAGATTCTAATGTATTATTACAAGAAGATCCAAAACCGACTAAACCTAAAACAGCTAAACCATCTAAAGAGAAAAAACCAGCTACAAAATCTCAAACACAACAAGCTTTAGAAAACATATTTGAGACCCCTGCTGCTGATAGAGAGGAAAAAGGCGTTGGTGAAGGAGTGCGAGTAAATAGTCCCGCTGGCGAGACATTTATATATAACAATAAAAAGTGGTATAAATTCAAAGACGGCAGAGCAGTAGGTAATGAAATTAGCGAAGAAGGTATAAAAAGCCGAATTGGTTATAAGAAAAAGTAATAAATTAAATTAAGTATTTATGTTTGAATACACTGATGCCTCTGGGCAAATATATACAGAAGATCAAATAAATAAAATGGCAGCCGAGCAAAAAACCTCGGCTAGTGCCATTATAAAAAGTAAAGGTTTAAAAAGAAAATCTTCTACAACTTCAACAGTTACAAAACAAACTAAAAAAACATATCCTTGGAGTAATCAAGAGGAAAAAGAGCCTAAAGGTGATTTTCTTGGCAAATTTAAACAAGCTAAAAAAGTTCAAGCAGCTAATATAAAGAAAAGCACTGAGGAAGTTTCAAATTTTATAGATCAACAAAATGCAAATTTTCCTTTTGGACAAAAAGATCAATTGCAATCTATTTTAAATCCAGCAGAAGAGTTTAATAAAACGCTAGCTAATCTTCCTAAAACGCCTGCTAAACAGGAATGGGAAGAACTAGAAAGTAAAGAATCTGAAGTAATTAATTATATAAAAAGTAAACCAATTGATTATGGTTTAATTGATAAATTATATAATGACGAAATAAACGATTCACAGGCTATAGATTATATAAGAGAAGGCAGTAAAAATTGGCTTAATGATATTGTATTAGGACCAGTTTCTATGGTAGGTCAAGCTCTTGGTGCTGAAATAGATTTGACTATATCCCCATTTAAGCCATTAGAGAAAGAAAAAAAGCAAGCTATAGGCATATTATCAAAAAGAAAGAAAAAAGGTCAGAAAATAAGTGCTGAAGATGTTGACGCTCTTGCTAAAGAAATATTTTATAAAGAAAAAATATTAATACAAGAAGGCAAAGCCGCTGAAGAGTACTGGGACAGTCAACCCACATGGATGCCTGAAGTTGCTATTCAAAAAGAAAAACTTAAAATTAGAGCAATACAAGACGTATTAGTATCATCTGATTTAGCCCGTCAACAAACCATATTGGCTAAAACCTATAGTAATGAATTAGCCGGATTTGAAGAATATGCTAAAAAATTTAAAACCTTCTATAATGAGGGAAAAGTTACTAATGATGAAATAGCTACATACGAGAACCTTAGAAATTCAGCTAACAAAGCAAAAACTAGTTTAGAAGGAATATATGAAAATTTTCCAAATTATATTGATAAAATAAAAAGTGATGAGGAAAAATTAGAATATTTTAAATACAACTATAATGATATTGAATCTAGTATTTCTAGGTTTGTTGGTACTAGTATTAATATTCTTGGCGGATCAGCAAAGATAATAGGTGATACTATTGATTACGGAGAGTCATTTTTAGGAATAACAGATGGTATAGGCAATTTATTAAGTGAAGTTGGTGAAGCTAATATAAGAGTTGGTAATAAATTTAAAGAAAATGTAAAAACCACATCTTTTGATGATGTTAACTCCTTCGCTGACTTTGGTAAATATTTTTCAGGTTTATTATTTGAACAAATTCCAGTATATGCTGCAATGTATTTCGGAGGATCCTACGGAGCCGCTGCTGTGTCATTAGGATCAGGGGGACAAAAAATCCAAGAAATGGAAGATGAACTTGGGTCTAACTACGACTTAGGTACTAAATTATTAGCTGGTTATGGATTTGCACTTTCAGAATTTATACCTGAAAAACTAGGTACATTAAGAATGTTTGACAATATGAAAAAAGTCATGTCTTCTGTTGATACTCAGTCCAGACAAATATTTAAAGAAAACTTTATTAAATCAAGTTTAAAAACCATTGGAACAGTTGGTATTGAAAGTCAAATTGAGGGTGGTACTGAAGTATTGACAGAGGGATTAAATATGCTGTTAGACGAGCATTTACTTGGAAAAACTGTAGCTCCATCAGAAAGATCTAAAAGGTTTAAAGAAGCTTATGCGGGAGGAGCGTTTATGGGGGGTGGAACCCAAATGGGTGGAGGAGTTTCTCTTCTTGTAGCAAAAGAATTAAAAAATTATGCTACAGCTCAAGAAATGACTGCTAGTAAGAGTATAATGGATCGTATAGATTTTTTGCAAACAGAATTGCAAACAAATGCAAAACTGTCTGTTAAGGAAAGTGAAGAAATAATATCTGAAATAAAAACATTATCGAATGAGTCAATAAAAGTTATTGAAAATTCGGAGGATAGAGTCTATGATATGTCAACGGAAGACATGACCGCTGTTTTAGATATAAATAGAAAACAACAAGATTTAAGAAATTCATATATAGAATTATCTCAATCTAACTTTTCGCCAGAAATAAAAAAAGATAAAGCTGCTGAATTAAAAAATGAATTTAATAAATTAGAAGAAAAGAGAGAATATTTATTAACTGGTCAATATGCTCAAATAAATAAAATAATAAGCAACAAAGCTATAATTAATACCAGTGTTGATAATATTAAAAAAATTATATCTACATTAGGCGAAGAGGAAATATCTAATAAAATAGGTAATCAAGGTTCTATTGCCGTATTTGAAACTATTGAGGGACTTAAGAAGGCTTACAAAGAATGGTTAGTTGCAGAAAATAATATTATTAAGCAACAAATAGATGATATTAATAAAAAAATATCATCCGGCGAATTACCTGCAGATACGGCTGTAGACCCGGATTTATATATAAAATCTGATGATCAAATAAATGCCGAAGTAGAAGAAGGAGCAAAATCAGATGGATTTGAATTATCAAATGGCCAATCTGTTATCAATCTTAGTATGGCTTCTGCAAAAGGAGCAATCAATGTTGCTCAGCATGAATTTTTACATAAGGTATTAGCTAAAGCTCTTAGTGACCCTATGGAAAGAAAAAAAGTAGTTAATGGATTTTTATCTGTATTAACTGCAAAGGAAAGAGCTATAATTCAAAAACGTATTGATGAAAATTATTTAGACAAAGATACTGGTAAATTAAGTGATGATAATTTAGAGGAGTATTTTACTGCTTTTATTGATGCTATTGCTTATGGGCAAATTGGTGGTAAAAATCAAGTTAAAGATGTACTAAGAAGAGCTTCTAGACCAATTCTAAAAGTTTTAAGAAAACTAGGGTTTTCTAATGCTAAGTTTAGTGAAGGTAGAGATTTTTATGATTTTCTAAAAGATTACCAATCAAATGCTAGTAAAGGGAGAATAAGCACTCGCGCTAAAGAATTATTAGACGGAAGACCGATATCAACAACTGTAAAATATTCTAAGTCTATTGAAGAAAGAATGGATGCTTTAGATGAACAACTTAATGACGGTGAAATTGATTATGATACTTACGAAAGAAAAATGATTGCTCTTGAAAAAGAGGAAGCCGAATTAAAACGTAAGGAATATGAAGAACAAAAAACTGGTTTAAGTAAAGAGCCAGAGGTTAAAAAAGCAGAGAAAAAAGAAGCAAAACCTAAAGAGCCAAAATCAAAAGAAGATATAGAAATAAGTGAAGTAGCGGCTAAAGCTAAAGCTAAACTTGATGCTATTGGTAATGACCCAAAAGGTTTTGATCCTGGTAATCCAACTATATATAGTGAACTTGATAAAATGGTTAAAGTAAAATCAAGAAACTGGAGAACCAATAAAGGGACAGTTATAGATTTTACAAATAAAGATAAAGGGGGATTAGACGGTTTTGATATGGACGAGATGACTAGTTATGTTAGAACATCGATGATACCGTATATTGCTAAGTTTGATCCATCTAGAAACAACAGTTTATATGGATATATAAATGCACAATATATAAACCGTATGAGAGCTGCTTTAAAAAGTGGCGAAGTTGCGAACGTTGTGTTTACTGAGGATATTACTGAAATGACCAAGTTAGCTAACGAGGATGTTGAAGTAACTAAACCGTCATTGCCTGAAAGAAAACGTTTCCAGAACATATTGGAGTCAGGCGTATTTAGTCCCGATGTTATTGAAAATATTCAGACTAAAATATTACCTGTTGTAAGAACATTGAAATCAAAGATTAATGAAAAAACATCTTTGAATAAAACTGTTGTTCCTCTAATTGCAGAAATAAGAGATGAAATGGGTAAGCAGGCTGACATTGATATTAAGAAAGCAATGGGCGGTAAAGAAAATCAAGAGTTACAAAATTGGTTAATTGTTAACAAAAAAACCATTCTTGAAAATATGACGACTACTTGGTTAATGGGTAAAGATCAAGGGAATAAAGTATTAGGAGGTATGCCTTTTGCAATACAAAAAAGAGTAAATGGCCGTTGGCTTAATTATCCAGAATGGGTTGGTAAAAAAATAGACAGAGAATCTGTAGACGTTGATTTAGCAGGTAGAACAGCTGGCCATGAAATGGTTAGAAGATTGCCTGAAGTTAATAAGAATGTGTCAACTACAGAATTTTTATCATCTATTATAGACTTAGAGACGGGTAATATAATTAGAGGAAGAAAAGAAGCTTTGGCTAAAGTATTAGCGGAAGAGGTTTCATTTGATATTATATCTGACGATATTGCTAATGATGGTATTATAGCTGAAGCATTAAACAGAAATCAAGAGTTAAAAGGTGCTATTACTGAAAGAATAATAGTAGAAGAATTTAATAGACTAGCGGAGCGCGGCAATATTAAATTTTCTTTAACAGAAAAAGAACTTACAGATGGAATAAGTTATCTTATAGAAAAAAGCAGTTTTAATGCAGCAATGATAGAAAGAAAAGGAGAATATAATCCATTTAAAGCTTTATATAATAAATTAATCACAAATGGATTTACAGACGACGACTTAGAAGAGCTATTTACAAAATATAATGACGTATTAGATAAAATAGCTCATTATAAACATGAAAAATTTATAGGCGGAATAATAAAAAGTCGTTTATCAAAAAATTATATTTATAAACTATTTGGTGGTAACAATAATTATGTTCCAGACGTTTTAATAAGCGAAGGCAAAAGTTTAAAAAATATTAAAACAGATAACGCTTTAAAAGTTATCGTTGAAATAAAAAAAGATATATTTGCAAGAATGACATCCGCTACGCTTAATGTTGTAAAAACTAAATATTCTGGAACCGATTGGGGTAAAAAAATAATAGAAGAATATAATGATTTTAAAGAAACAAATTTATTTAAACAAATTGGAGATTATTTAACAAATGAGACAGAAAGCGGTGGATATAAAATAAAAGATGTTGAGGGGTTGAAATCTTTATTAAAAGGTAAAAAAACTATATTTAAAATAGATTTATCTATTGATAGTATAAAAGATATCAATAATAATAAAGCTTTTAGTAACGATTTATTAGTAATTGGAACTTCTTTAACAGATTATTTTGGAGCTGATTTTTTAGAAAAATATGAAATAACTGATACCGATATTATTACTGCGCAAGTTGAATTAAAAATAGAAAAGAATGGTTATTTAAGACCTAGAATTTATTTTTATATAAATAAAAAAGCAGCTAAGGATATTGATAAAATAGCTTCTAAATTAAGTTTAAAGGATATAAACGACAAGGTCAATGCTGTTATGCAAAGAAAAAGAAACAGCATGCACTCTAAGTCTTTAGAAAATAATTTAAACTCCTTTAACAAAGATAACAAAGGTATTACGGTAGTATCTGACTATATTACTGCAAATAATATTAGAAGAATAGATGCGGAAACTTCTTTTGATGTATTAAATGATCTTAATAAATCTATAGAGGAATGGTGGGGTATTCTTGAAGATAAAACAATAGACGGAATGGTTAGTTCTGTTGATTATGCTTTTGATATAATTGAGGATCGTGAAAACGAAGGTGGACCTTTAATGGCAGCGGTAAATAATGCTCTTAATTTAGAGACTATTAAATCTGCAGAAAAACAATTAAATGAATGGATTAATAATGATACTAAATGGAAAGCAAGACCTAAATTTAGTAAGTCTTTAGACTACGAATTTAATGATATGCTTGAACGCAATAAAGCCATACCTTCTTATGAGAAATTTTCTGATGTTGTTGCAAAAAGAAAAGGAGCAAAAGTAAGAAACTTATCATTTTTCGTACCGCCATCTGCAGATGACTTTAGGGGATTAACAACCTACATGTTTTCAGGCAAAGGCAAACAAGGAGAATTAGACCAGCAATTTTTTGATAAAAATTTAGTTATACCTTATGTAAAAGGAATAAATGCCTTAGATTCTGTTAGGCAATCTATAAAAAAAGAATACAAAGCATTGTTATCTGAATTTCCGGATATTAAATCTAAATTAGAAAAACTTACTCCTGATAAGCAGTTTACTTATGATCAAGCTATAAGGGTATATTTATGGAATAAGAATAATATAGAAATACCGGGATTAAACAGGAAAGATAAAAATAAATTAGTATATCTTGTTAAAACCGATCCCAATTTACTTTCTTTTGCCGAAGCCTTATCTATAGCAGGTAGACAAGACGGTGGCTGGATGGAACCTTCTGATACATGGGATAGCGAAACTATTATTTCTGATCTACATAATATTACAGAAGGTGATGGTAGAAAACAATGGTTGGCTGAATTTATAGAAAATGCCAATGCTATTTTCTCGACTGAAAATTTAAACAAGATACAAGCTATATATGGAACGAATGTAAGGATAGCTCTTGAGGATGCTTTATATAGAATGAAGAATGGTAAGAATAGACCTGAAGGCACTGACGCTCTAACTAATCGTTGGATGAACTGGATAAACGGATCTACTGCTGCAATCATGTTCTTTAATGTTCGTTCCGCTATATTGCAAACAATATCTTCAATCAACTATTTAAACTGGAATGATAATAATCCTTTAATGGCGGCAAAAGCATTTGCAAATCAAAAGCAATATTGGACAGATTTCGCTATGATTATTAACTCAGATAAAATGAGAGAACGAAGAGCTGGATTAAAAGCAGATGTTACACAAGCTGAGATTGCTAATGCTGCTAATAGTGCTAAAAATAAAGCTAGAGGTATTCTTTCATATCTACAAAAAATAGGGTTTACACCTACACAAGCTGCAGATAGTTTTTCTATTGCAATTGGTGGTGCTGCATTTTATAGAAATAGAGTTAATACTTATTTAAAACAAGCAGATGAAGATGGCAATTTGATAAATACAAAAAAAGAAGCAGAAGATAAAGCTTGGTTAGATTTTTCAATGATCTCTGATCAATCCATGCAGTCCGCTGATCCATTGTATATATCAAAACAGCAAACAACCTCATTAGGACGTCTTGTATTAGCTTTTGCTAATACTCCTTTACAATATAATAGATTGATAAAGAAAGCTACTTTAGACTTAGTTAATAAGCGTGGAGACTGGAAAACTAATATGTCAAAAATATTATATTATGGAGCATTACAAAACTTTATATTCTCGGCTTTGCAATCGGCATTGTTTTTACCTTTTGAAGATGAGGAAGAAGAAGTTTTAGCTAAAATGTCAAAGGAACAAAGAGCTGAGTATGACAAGTTAAAGAAAAAGCAAGAAGATAAAACTATTAATATTCTAAACGGAATGGCTGATACAGTATTAAGAGGGTCTGGTATAACAGGTGCATTAATATCTACTATTAAAAATGCCGTAATGGAATATAATAAACAAGAGCAAAGAGAAATGTTTGCCGATCATGCTTATACAATATTAGCTGTTGCCGGCATATCTCCTCCTATAAGTTCAAAAGCTAGAAAATTATATGGTGTACATAGAATTAAAAAGTTTGAGAAAGATGTAATAGAGGAAAGAGGATGGGAAATTACAAGAGATGGTAGACTTAATCTTAGTCCTAATTATTCAATAGTTGGTAACATTGCTGTAGCAACTACAAATGTACCATTAGATCGTCTTGTTGAAAAAATAGATAATGTTTCAGAAGCTTTGGATTCTCGTAATACAAAATTACAAAGAGCTGCTTTAATGCTAGGATGGAAAGAATGGGAATTAAATGTTAAGAATGAAGAAAATGAATTAATTAAAGCCGCTGCTAAAGTAAAAAGAAAAGAAGAAGGTATTATAAAATCAATAGAAACTAAAGCTAAAAACAAAAAAGAAAGGGAGGATGCTTTAGATAAAATGACACCAGAAGAACGAGAAATTTTTTACATGGAAGAGGCTGAAAGAAAATCAAAAAAAGGAAGTGCTAAGGATAAAATTTTAGACGCTATGACGCCGGAGGAGAGAGGAATTTATTATGAAACAGGTGTTTTTCCTAAGAAAAAGAAAAGAAAAATTGGCGGTGATTAAAAGGAATGAATAGAAATAGGCACCATACCTAAATATTCCTTAACCGAAAAAAGGGGACTCGTGATAATTCGCGGTCCCCTTTTCTGATTAATAAAATAAACTAAACTTCTAACCTTGGAGCATCTTCTACTTGCTCCTTTGTTTTTTCGGTAATCTGCTTAATAGCATCATCATAACCAGGCATTAGTTTTATTGTTTCCATCATGCCTATAGATAATGTTCGCAAATTATCTTGTTCGTAAATCATTTGTTGAAGCACTCTTGTGATTGCGTCAACCTTATTTTTCATTTCAACTAATGTTTGCTCTTTCATAGTTTTTCTGTTTCTTGTTTTACTTCTTGCCAATAAAGTTTTCTTTTCATTTCAAAATTATTATTAAATCCATTTGGAAATTCATTTAATATCTCATTAACTATCATTAATGCTATTTTTTTTGCTTCTTCAAAATTTGTTAAAGTTGATAAATTTAGTAGATACAATGCTTTTTCTTTTGGCGTCATAATTTATTTAAGTATAAAGTGTAAATCCAACATCTTGTTCCAAGGTAACTATACAATCTCACAATTCCCTCCTCCACAGGCTGCTGAATCAACAAAGTTAGTATCATCTTGTATTTCAATCACTTTTGATAAATCAACGTTTTTTAAAGTAGACATCATTTGCTCATATACCTCTTTTGTACAATCTTCAAACGGAGTTTGCTTGTATGTACCGCCATTATAAGGCAAGACAGATAATCCGTTGTAATATTCTTTGTTTGCCCACATCCATTCACCAATAATTTTCCATTCATCATCCCTTACTGATACAGTACAAGATACATTATGAGTATTATTACCTTTATCATGTCCTGTTTTAACCCAATCTTTAGAAATAAGTTTTACCCTTTCTAATAGATCTAACGTGGATTCATGACGCGTTATAGCGCCATCTGGAGCCTTCTGAGGAACTGAAATAACTGATTGTAATGTTGGATTAAAATATTCATCTTCAAGCAATTCTGGATGATTTATTGCAAGATAAGAATAGATTGCTTCATTCTTACCTAATCGCATTCTTCTAATGTAATAATCATTGTGCCAAGCGTGAATACCGCTAGAAGTGCCAAGAACAAGACTAGTAGTTCCTGCTGGTTTGACGGCTGTAGTACGAGCAGCAGGATTAATACCAAGGCGACTAGCAATTTCATTATTAGTAGTTTTAACAACTTTTGCTGCTTCTTCATAATTTAATTCTAAGTTTGATTTAGAGGCAATGCCAGTCATGGACACTCCTAATAATGCGTCTTTTTCTGTATTCTTTCTCCATATATCACGTAAGTAATGAAAGTCTGAATACGATGCTTGTAGTGTTCCCAAGAATGCCGCAGCAGATGCTCTTGCATTAAATTCTTCTTGACTATCAATATCCGCCATATTAATTTCTGTTAAATTACAAAACTGATATGGTCTTAAAGCAATTTCACAACAAGGATTAGTTCCCCAATCTTTGTCGTTGGTAAGATAAATACCAGGTTCACCAGATCCTGATGCTTCAATTCTTTCCCATACTTTATCAAATGTTTTCTTGTCAATCTTATGACGTAATAAAACAACAGAATTATTAGCTCTACCTCTTTGTGGATTTTCTTCCCACCAATTACCAGCTTTACAATTTAACATTGCTGTGCTATCAAGATCAAATAATGAAATCATTGCTGCTCTACGAATACCTCCAGCTAAAACCGCATCAGCAATATAGCATTGAATATCATGGCACTCAATATCTGTTAGTTTTGATCTATCTTCTTTTTCTCTTAAGATAGCTTCAATTTTAACCAATGCTAATCTTAATGGCTCCGGTCCTGGCGCTTTACCACCTGCTGTAACTAGTAATGCTCCTTTTTGACGTATATCAGAAAGATCAAATTCAATATGTGAAGTTAACTCTCCCGTATATGACTTGAATAATGTTTTAACCGCATCGGCCCAGCCAATAATACTGTCTTGAACGACATAACGTTTTTTACGATCATAATTAGGTTTTCTTATTTCAGGTAATTTATCAATATGATGATTCTGTACCGAATATCCAACACCAGTTCCGCCAAGTAATAAAAACATAGTCTCGGAAAAGCTACGAATATTATCAACAGGTAAAAAAGCACAGTTATAAATACGAGCATTATTAAGCTCAATAGCTTTACCACCAAACTGTAAGCTTCGCATCGAAGGTAAAACCTTTTTAGTAAATACAAAGTCTTTGTATATTTGCTCAATTTGTTCTTTCATTTGTGGAAATTTGGATTTGTGCATATCCATATTCCTTGTTACTAATTCTTCCCACGTTTCTCTTCGTTCTTTTGACGGAACATATTTTGCGTATTTTGTATATACGGTTATAGAACTTAAGATTTGTTTATCTAAACTAAGGCTCATATTTATTTTTAATTATCAATTTCTAATGCAATGTCTATAAATGGTAAATATATTACGTATGTAGTGTAACTTTTTTCAACGTAACTTCTAAATCCTAATAAAATGCCTGTGTATATGCCAACTGATATTGACCAACTTTTTTCACTAAATTTATTCATTTCTTTTTTTGTTTGGTGTTATTTAATATTAATTTTACAGTAGTATCACATTCCGATTGATTTTGTGGTTTATATAATGGCCGATAATCTTTATTATCCATCATCCATTTTTTAAATAGTTTCCATCGCAATGGAAAAGATTCATTAGCTCTACCTTTAGTTTCAATTATAAAGTTATCACCAACAAAATCTGGTGTATATTTAAGATTCAATATCTTTTTTAACCCTCTATTCATGAAATCTCCTTTACCATTTGATTGCCGTTCCATACAAACATTTTCAAAGATAAAAGAGGGCAACAATTCAAACGTTACCCCCTCGTATTCAAAATCTATACCAGCTTCTTTTAAAGCTTTGTACATATACTTTTCAAGTCCAGAAGCAAAAGTGATACCATCATATATTATTTTTTTTGATTTTACTGGACCTTTTTTTCTAGATTTTTTCATTCATACAACAATTAGTACAACAGCGATTCCATTCAATATCGTCATCTATAGTAAAAGAATATGTATCGCCTCTACCTACTTGATAAGCTTCTTTTTTCTTTTTTTTCTTTTTCTTTTTTTTAGGCTCAGCAAGAATTTCAAATCCTTTAAATGTAGAAACAATTTCAGGATCTACAACATCAATAAAATTTGCTTTAGAACGCTCAATCCATAAATCTTCTAATACATCTTCAATTTCAATTTTTAGCCTTTGAATATATAACGTTGCATCCATTAACTCTTCTTGGACATGATTAAGCCAAGCTTTAATATCAGATTTGTCATCAATCATAGTTTTACCATATTTAGCAAAGCCAACATCAGATCTTGATACAAACTTATTTACAACTTGTTGTACAACTGGGTCTCTAAATTCAATTTCTTGTTTGTTCATATTATAATGTAGATTTCATAAAAGTTCCGTTTTCCATTTTACCTTTTCTATTCTTAATAACATCGTAAGCAGATGTAACACAATCCTCAACATCAAAACCTTCTAAATATGCAAGATTAGTTAATACAACAATCATATCGCCAATTGCATCTTTGATTTCTGGTTTGTCTTGCTTTAAGATTGCTCTTGCTAATTCACCAGATTCTTCCATAAGTTTAACATATTGTGTTTTAGAATCACCTGATTTATAAATACCTTTATCATTTGCCCAACTTCTAATTAAGTCGTATACATTTGTAACTTCATTACTATTTTTATTAGACGCTCTTTCTTGTGCAATCATATTTGATGATAAAGCTTCAGTAATCATCTCATTTAATTGTCTACGTATATCAGTATTAAATGATTCTTCTTTTTTGTTTGGCTTAGAAGTATTAAAAGCATTATGTAATGCCTTATTATATACGAAACTTCTATTATTATTAAACATTGAAACTGAAGCGTTCTGATCAATCCAATCTATTAATTCATTGGTTAGTACATATCTGCCAAATTGTGTTTCAAATTCAAGCCCTAATGCGTCTAAAAGCTGTCCCTTAAGTTTATTTGACGGGCATGGGAATGTAACTGTTTGTTCAGTGATATTTAATTTCATTTTTTGTCGGTTTTTTAGTTTATTATTATTTTCTACTACTTGTTTATAGGAATCTCGATCAACTTTGTAACCGTATAATCTTTGTAACTCTCGTTCTCTACTTGAAACATAATGTATGTTATTACTAGTTTCAAGCACTTCATATTCACTAGGAGTATATCCTTGAGCAAACTCTACTCTCTTATTAAGATTACGTGTAACTCCAATTTTTTTGCCAGGAATGTGATAAATATAATAGGCAGGAGGTGAAATTTCAGTATTTTCTTTCATTTTTGTTTAAATAAGTTATTGCTTTGTTTAAAATATCAGTATTATCAAATGAATGGCCTAATAAAATATTACAGTGTATACACAATACTCCTCTAACATTTCCATTTGTATGGCAATGATCAATATAAATTTTACTATCTAAAAATGGATTTTCGCAAATATCACAATATTTTTTATTTCTTAACATTATTACTTCATCTTTACTAATGCCAAATTTCCTAGATAAACTATAAAGATTATTATGCTCTTTGCAATAGATGCTAGTTTTATAAACTCTATCGTTATTACAATTATCCCAATTACATTTAGTAAAATCTTTTTTCATAATCTTATTTGTTTTTAAATTGTTCAAACCATTCTTTAGGTGTTGGAAACTCTCCTTTATGTAGCGCTAAAGTAGATTGGCTAATTAAAGCCAATCTTACGCCTTGTTCATAAGCAAATTTCATATCTTCCTCACTATACATTCTTTCTTGTTGCCATTTAGCACCATTGTAAAATCCTAACATATGAGAAGTGTGGTTTTGATTTACTGTTTTCGCATAAGCAACACCAGCTTCTTCAAGTGTTTCTTGTTCCATACATAATTTAGATTAAATGGCCACTTTTGCTGTAATTACTGGGCCGTGTTTATAATTTATTAAGGATAATGCTCCGTTTTTGTAAATATAGCCAGGAGCTCGAAAAGTTTCTTGACAAAGATATTTGTGTATAGCATCATGTTGATTGTTGTACACATGGGCGTCCACAATTTGAATGTCAATACAATTCGCTTTTAAGTTCGTTTTTTCTGCAACATACAAAAGTATTTTTGAAAACAATGCTACATCATACGGTATACCTAAAAATATATCTCCAGATCTTTGAACAACAAACATATTAAGTCTATCACGTTCTACAAAGAATTGAAAATACAAATAACAAGGAGGTAATTGCATTTGATCTAATTGTGCAGGATTCCATAAACTTATAATGTGTCTACGGCTATCCGGATTGTCAATTAATCCTTTAATAAGCATTTGCATCTGATCTATATTTTGATCGTTAAAATTACGCATTTGATGTCCATATACTGGACCAAGATCGCCATTCTCATCTGCCCAAGCATCCCATATTTTTACACCAGCATCTCTAAATCTTTGTATATTAGTTTCACCATTCATAAACCATTCAAACTCTGTATCAAAAGTTTTTTGAAACATTTTTCTACCTGTTATTAACGGAAAGCCATTATTAAGATCAATACTTAAACTTGCATTGAATATAGATTTGCAGCCAACACCGGTTCGATCCTCGCGATTTACACCATTGTTAAGACACTTCCATAGTATTTTTTTGTATTGGTCTTCGTATGTCTCTGTATTAAAATAGTTGTTCATTTATTATTTGTTTTGGTTTAGGTTTTATTGGTTCTTCTTTTATATATTTCTTAGGTTGAACTTCTTTTATAACTTTCACACCGCTGTGCTTATCATAATAATATGTATAAAACTTGTAAATCTCTTTCCATATTTCAATCTTCTCATAAGCTAATGGACTTTGTGTTGTTTTACCATTTAAAGTAATACATATATACCATTCAGTATTACTTTTAGCTTTTGGGGCAATTAATATATTGTTGTGTATACACCACACATAAGCATCTTGTTCTCTACTTTTAGCTACATAATTACCCATGTCTATTGCTTTTCCTTTTTTAAATCCACTACCCATTATATTTCCCAAGGTAATTTATCGTTGGAAGCATCTATTGGTATATGTGGTATAAAGCAACCAGATTTAGGTTCCCAAACAAAATGACATTCAGCACCATTCTCACCAAGATTTTGAAACTTAACTTTTAATACTTTTACTTTAACAGTTTTGTTTTCATAATCTCTATGAACTAATAATCCATGATATGATGCGTCATACCATTCACCACCGCCTTTAATATTGTACATAGTTGGTTCTTCAATTTTGCCATCTTTATCTTTGTACATTTTAGTAGGATGAGCAACGATCATAACAAGCACATCGTATTTTTTAGCAAATATTTCAATCTTAGTTAGATATTCTAATGTATAAGCATTGACATCAGCAGACTCAGCATTTGTGTCTCTAACTTTATTAAATGGATCTATAACTAAGCATTTAATACCTTTTCTTTTTACAAGCTCTCCTGCTTTTTTAAGAACAGCGTCTAATGTATATCGTTCCATATCAATAAAGAAAAAGTTATCATTAACATGATCTGCTACTTGATTCCATTTTTCTGAATAAATATCTGCTTCTGTAGGCATACCTTCCCAGACTTTACGCATTAACTTATGAGCATGTAAATAAGTTGGTGTATTTTCTGGCGAAGCATAAGCTGTTTTCCAGCCATAGTTTTTATTATAACCTACAACCATTTGATCAACGAAATCAGACTTGCCCGAACTAGGCACACCAGTAACAGTAATAAACTGGCCAGTATAAGTGCTGAATATATCATCGAAATTAGGTAACCCAACTTGGAAACCAGGCTTGAAACCATTCCTAACAAAGTCCGTAATCTCATCTTCTATATCTTTAAATGTTGTAACATTTTCTAATGGAACAGGTTTAGCTTTACCAATTCTTTGAGCTAAAGCTTCTTTACCATACTTTAATAAATATTCGTTTGCATCTTTACAATCTTCAAACGTTGCTATATAACAAATTTCAGATCCTAACCTTCTAATCAATTCAGATTGTAACGCTTGACCAGCTTCATCTGAATCTACTGCAATGATTATTCTGTTTTTGTCTTCAAAATAATCTATACAATTATCTAGGTATTCTAAGTTATTTGTATGTAGTGTCGCACCATTAGGTACTGAAATAGCGTTTGTTATTCCTGCTTCAGCAAGAGCTAAGACATCCATCTCACCCTCAACTAATATACAATAATCCCAACCGACTATACTGTTGATGTTGTAAAATACTTTTTCTGCTCCTTTATAAAGTTTAAAATGTTTACGACCATCTCTATACTTTATATTAACAAGATCATCGCCAATAAAGTAATTAAACTTTATTACGTTTTCAATCTTGCTTGTCTGCGGCATGAACTCTGTACCGTCTGTAACTTTTAATTCTTCTAATGTGTTTTTTGATATGCCTCTTGTTGCAAACCATTCTACAACCTTATCTGATAAAGGATAAGTTAAGCCAGAGTCGAGAACAGCGTCTCTATCTGGCTTTACATATACTTTTTGCGTTTCGCCTTTTCTCTTATAAGTATGTAATTGAAATGACTTATTACAATTGTGGCAAGTACCAATTCCTGTTTCCCAATCATAAGATGCACATTTTGCTTTTTTGTGTTCACCTTTTCTATTGTGTGAACATAATGGACAAATGCCTTGGGTTTTCTCTTCTAATCCATGCTGATTAAAAGTATCTATTTGGAATCCATTTATTTCGGTTCTGTTTACTTGCATTGTATTTAATTAGATTGTTTAATTATTTTTAAATTTATAAGCTTAAAGTTTATTTTTTAATTTAAATCTATAAGTTTAAAATGGCAAATCATCTGCTTGTGGTGCAAAAGATTGTGCCGGTTGTCTAGCTCCTGGTTTTTGTTGATCATTTGTTGATGCATTAACATTTTGGCCATTTGTCCATACAACTTTTACATTGCCTAAATAAACTTTAGCAGCTTTTGATTCACGCTCTTCTTTTGATTGTTCAACCATTACTGGTCCTTGGTTACCAAACTGATCAACTTCATCATTTAATGTAATGGTGATAGGGAGATACTTTCCTTTTTTTCCATCGATGATTTTGTGTTTTGGAATTTCATTTAAGTTAATTGAACATTTAATAATACTCGCCATATATAATTATTTATTAGTTACTGAATCTACTACTACCGTATCTGTTTTTAATGTATCAGCTGGTGTTTGTTTTATTTCAACTGAATCTACTACTGGTGTTTCTTCTACAGTTGCTGATTCTCTACAAGATACCATAATAATTCCTAAAATTGCTAATACTAATGTTAATTGTTTCATAATGTTTAAAGTGTTTCTGTTATACAATAATCTTTTAAGTTAAAATTTTCATCTTTAAAAAACAGTCGATATGTTTCAACTGCTTTTTCTACTTTATATTTACCGCTTTCTAAAAATTGTGGTGAGCAATCATATAATCCAATTTTCTTTGACGTTTTATCTATAGCAATAAATACCATATCTAAATTAAAATACTTAGAATATATATACGCTTGGCTGTCGTAGTTATATTCCTTTGCGGAGTATCTGAACTTATCTATGTCAGATGTTGTTTTTAAATCTACTATTAAACCTTGCGTATTATTCTTAATATCTGCTTTTAATTTCCACCATTCGCCTTCTAATTCTATTAATCCAGGTACTTCATACTCAACATCTATATCTCTAATTAGATCACGTGTCATTGAATTTTCTAACACTGCATCTCTTAATAATTCTATTGAGTCTGCTTCATGTTGTAATAAACACATTTCACCCATTGAAAGTTCTTTATACTTTGTAGTATTACGTGTCGTTGTATCAATGATCTTAATCTTTTCTAGTTTATCAGGTTCTAATATTAATGTGTGAAAATAAGCGCCTTTAATTAAATTTGGATTACCTACTATTGGTTGCTTGAATGTTAATGGATCTTTTAATAATGACCTGATGTCGGAGTTAGATAAAAACTTTTTTCCCAGGTCTCCATAATAATGCTCATCGTTTTCTAGTTGTTTTAATACATTTTTAATTTGTTCTTCTGTCATATATTTATGGTGTTAATTCTTTTAATGCAGCCGCCGTTAAATCGTATTTTGTTTTGATTGCATCTAACGATCCACCATTAGCAATAAATGCTTTTGCTTTTTCAAATGCCGCATCTCCTACATCTAATTTACTCTTTGTAACAGGAGCAGTTGTTTTGCCGTGTGTATTAGTTGCATCGGCATCTTGAGTATCATCAATTAATAACAGATTTCCTAAAGCATATTTTTTACCATAAGATGATGCTGATCCAAATGCTTGCGGTGTCTGCATACCTTTTTGAACTAAATCAACACCTACAACAGCTGTTGCCTCAATAGAATCTGATCCATTAATATCATAAATTGTAGCATTTGATAACATAATAGGTAATGATCCATTGTATGTTACATGCTCTTTAACTACAAAATAAACCCCATACTTTTCATTAAAAGGTTTTAACGCTTCTAATATATCTTCTGCTGATCTAAAGTTATATTTTCCAAATGAATTGTACTTACTTTTATTAGCTTTAAATTCAACTTGAATCTTTGACAACTTTTCATGTAAAGATAATGTTTGCTCTTCTTTTTTTGCCATATAATAAAATTTAATTGTTTAGTTTTTATATTATAATAATTACGTATTTTGTCCCATATTTAGTATATTTTTGTGACGAATTTTAATTTAACTTATAGGTAATCAATGACTTGTGAGGAATCAACGTTAGCAATTAATTTAGCGATTGCTTGCTTCTTAATTTCTGAAATTCTAATATAAGCGCTTGCTCCTTCAATACCTAAAAAATCTGCTATTGCATTAGCTGGATATTTATCGCCATCTAATCCATAACTTAAACTTAATACATGATATTCCGTATATGTTAAATGTTTTTCTAATAACTCTTTAAGGAACCTATTCATTTTATCAATGTTATACGGCTCTGCTCTATCCGGTATTTGGTATAACATATTCTCATCGTCTTCATCGCTCATTTGTTCATCAATACTAAGAAATATAGAATTAAAAAACAATGCAGCCATTTGATGATCTTGACCATTATCTTTTCTAATTTCATTTAGCTTATGCTCTGGAATTTTAATAGCGCCTCTATTAATATCTATAGCCCTTCTAATCGAGCCTTTAATTCTTTTTGATAGAAACGACTTAATTGTTTTTTCTTGATCAACAGAAGAGCTTATTGTGCTCCATTCTATTTTGTCAACAGCTAATACTAATCCAATTGAACCATATTGAATAAGATCTGTAATATCTAATATACCAGAAGCTTGCGTTGTTGTTGAAAACTTTTTAGCTATATTTTCTACTAATGGTAAAAACTTACTTATAAGCTGATCTCTAGAATATGATTTAAAATCTATTTCGTTATTATCCTTATTAACACGAGCTATATCTTCTTTGTACCTTATATAATTTGGTATGTTGTAGCTTTTCATAATTAATTTCTGTTTTGTTTTATGTTATTTTTCCATTCGATCCAAAATCCTATGGCAACTAATATATTCATTCCAAATGAGGTTATTATTTCATGTATGTCATGATAAACGTTTAATGTTAAATGTACATGTCCAATAACCCAAAACGGGACAGATAGATTACTTGCTACCCAAGTTATAAAAAATATTATAAACTGTTTCATAATTCTTGATTAAGGATTTCTTTTTCTTTTTTTAATTCATTACTCATGTTTCTATGTATTGTTCTAATTGCACAACCAAAATGCTCTGCAATTTTTTTAATTGTTATTTTTTGTCCGACATCGTGCATGTATAGCATAACATCGTATATATCAGACTCATTAACCTTTTTAGTTTTACCAATCATTTTACCAACTATGCTTAGCTTCTCGTTTAATGTAAGCCCACTGTTGTCTTTAAAGATTATCTTTCTTGTTTTATTATATGGTGGTTCTTCAAGGTCTTTAAGAGATATATCATACATCATGTTCTGTAATAATTGTTCGCTAACTGTAAAAGTTATAAACCCATTTTTTTTATCACATACATACCTAACAATATCTTCAAAAGCATTTTGATCTAGATTATTATTTAGATACCAAAGAACGTATAAATGCCAGCGTAATGATTTATACGTAGTTATCTTTGCACTACTACGAAATAGTTCATAACATTCTTTTGTACCTTCTTCATAATAACTACCCCAACTAAATTCTTCTGTTGGCTTATCATTTATTGGTCCGCGTCTATATATCACTCTTTTTTTATTTAAGTATTCTAAATTTCTATCGTATGACATTAGCTTGCTATTTTAATAACTTAATTAGCTGACGTCACTATTTGTCAACTATTTCATTTCATTTAATTTGTTATTTAATAATTCTATTGTTTTTTGCATTTCACTAGCAAGCCGATAATTTTCTTCTTCAACATATTGTTTTAATAACATTTCTGCTACTGCTAACTGTGTTGCTATAGCTACTGAGTCTGGAATTTCTATCTCAGTATAAATATCAGTATTATATTGCTCGTCCCATTCTTTTTGTTTAGCTAATAATTTTTGGAAAACTAATTCTGCTAATTTTTCGATTTGTTCGTCTGTCATAATTATTTTTTGTTATAGTATTCGTTAATTAATAATTCATATAAACTTTTTATATCGTATGCTATTTCATTTTTATCTGCATCCCAAGCTTTTATATCTTCACGTTCTCCAAAATCTTTTTCATATATAAACCATTCTATCCAATCTTTGCCTTCTTTAGTAAAAATAAATCCTAATAAATCTTCTATTATAGTTTGTAAATGATCTGTTATTTCAGTTATATCTACGCCATGCCTATATAAAAGATCTGTATTTTGTCTAGACTTATTTAAAGCTAACATAATTTTTTCAAATTTTTCGTAAGTCATAATTAATTTTTTATAGTATAATGATATTTATTTTTAGCTGACAAATACATTTTGCCATTTTTTGTTTGTACATATGGTCTATTATTTGAGTCTAATAATATATCTTCTTGTACATCAATATACTTTTCTTTAATTTCTTCTAATTGTTCTTTCGTTGGTTTCATAAGTATAAATGTTTATAGTGTTCGCCTAATTCTATTATAAATTCTCTAATACTTCTTTGCTCAAATGTAGCTTGAACAAGCAAGCCTTCAAATGCTTCAAAGTAATCTTCTAAAGAAACATCGCTGTGTTCTGTTTCAATAGTCATTGTTTTTCCGTATGTAGTAAGCTGTAATTTCATAATTTATTTTTTAAAAATTCTTTACAATCTTTTATGGTAAAAATACCTTGCTGTGTATTATCTATGGCATAAACTTTTGTGTCATTATCTAAAAGCTCTGCCCAATTCTTTAACCATCTACTATTTGCTCCTCTAAAAAATACAGGTTCAAAAATTTCGTGAGATATATAATTTAACAGATCACCATCTTGGTCTACTAACTTTTCGTGTTCAACTTTAACTTGTAATATTCCGAATACTGTACTCATAATTTTTCTATTTCTTGTTTAACTTCTTCCCAGTAATCATATTCTTTAGTTGTGGTTTTTTCGCCTTGACCATATTCAAATTTTGGAATAATTTTCAGTATCTCATCAACTGCTATTAATGCGCATTGTTTTGAAAAACTAACAGTGCTCATTTCAATTAAGTCATAATACTTTAACATTAACTCTTTCGCTTTTTCTTTTGGTGTCATAGTTTATTTTTCAGTTATAATTAAATATCCATCTTTATGCACTTCAAAATCTTTTACTATTGAATTTTCAAAACCAAAACGTTTCATATTCATACCAACAGTTATATATGGACCACCTGAAGGATCTATCATATCTATTTTATCTCTTAAGCAATCAACCATTCTAACATACTTGTCATAAATATACTGATGAGTTTCATCGTCATATCTATGCACCTCTTCTTTAAATTGTTTTAATGACATACAGTGGTCGCTATTGCAATTGTCGTCTACATATTCTTTATAAGCTCTCGTATAGTCATTTGGCATTCCAAATCTACAATATTTAAAATTACCAGACCATAAGATGTTACCATCTTCTTGTAACTCGAAAGCGAAAATATCACCATATCTATTTTTATAAGTGTTTTTCATAAGTTATAACTGTTTTTCATAATAATAAAGTTCTTTTTTCATTAATTCCATATAAAAATCGCTAAGATCCCATTCATTTTTTAATGATTCTTTGATTCTTCTAAGCTTATTAGCTATCAATGTATTATCGGATAGATCAAGCATATATATACTTAATTCTAATTCTTCAATTATTTGTGGCTTATTCATATTTATAACAGTCTATTGTGATTACTAAATTGTCATCTGTTTCTAATTCTAATACAGGTGTTGCCCAATAACTTTTATTAATTCCACCTATTTCTGTTTTTTCATTAAGTCTTGTTACATACTTTCCATTTAACCATACATCTTCTGCTGTCCAATACCAATCTTCTTTCATGCCAAGGCAAGCTCGTATTAAACCTCTATCTTTTTTGTATTTTCTAATTAGGTCTTTTGCTTTGTCGTAATCGTAGTATTTCATATTATTTATCTTTTAAGTGTGCTTTTCCAAATTCGTAATATTTTTGATAACCTTGTATAGCATCCGCCATTTTATATTCGTCTGGCATACATTGAGGTGGATCACAAAAATCTTCAATAGTAATATTATTTGGTATATTATATAAAACGTCACGGCATTTTTCAATTGTTAAATGTGATTTGCCATATCGCTTTGTATATTCTTTACCAAGTGCTAACATATATTCATAACACCACATGTAATTTGCTTTTGATGATCGTACCCATACTGCCGATGGATGATTCATGTGTGTTTTTTTGTATGGTACATTACCGTCACCAGCAATATGATGAGCTGTGCATAATAATTGAGCAGCTTCTAATACCATTTTGACTACGTGTTTTCCGTAATGCATCTCAGCCGCTTTATAAGGGTCTCTATCTAAATAAAATATATTCATAATTAATTGATTTTTGTTACATTATTATTATCTATTGTTATTCGTGTTCAGACTGTAAACGAATATTATTTTTTATTATAATTTGTAGTCAGGACAGGATTCGAACCTGCGGTCATTGGAGTATAGGACTATGTTCCATTCCTCAGACTATTCATAGTTAGCGTTTCCTCTCCGCCACCTGACTATGTTTCGTTAATGTTTATCTTTATCAAAAATTGCAACACCTATAATAAATAGAATCATCACAAAACCTATAACTATAAAAACACCGATTTGTTCTTCTAATTTCATACTATTTACTCTTTTATTGTAGTCAGGACAGGATTCGAACCTGTATAATTAGCTTACGATTATCTAATTACCCACTTTTACAAGCAGTTCGGGGTTGCGTCTACCAATTCCGCCACCTGACTTAGCTTCTAGCGGATTATAAGTTCCGGCGCTTTTCACAGCTTAGCTAGCTATGGCAAATTTTACGTCTTGCCAGTGTTGACGATATGTTGATCTGCAAACCGGTTAAATTCTTTATTTGCAATTCGACTACAACCGAACTTAGCGGAGTAAATTTACATAGTCCCAGAGATCAACAGTGTATAGCACTTACAGTGCCATATATCAATGAAATACCAAACCAACTTTATTGTTATTACTAAACCATTTAGTTGCATACAAATCTAATTCGCTAGCATTAACATAGCCAGCATCTTCAAGAGCTTGCTTAGAAGAAAAGATTTTAGTGTGACGATCATTGATTACATCAATCATATTTTTTTGTTTACCAGAGTCACTAAAGATTACATCAAAGTTAGATGGTAAATTAGCTTCTTTTAACATTGCTACAGAGTTAGTATAACTATAGAACTTAATCTCTGGGAATAGATTAGCAATATCAATCCATTTTTGTAGGTATGCTTTGCTGTAGTAATCACCGGAGTCATGTATTCTTACATAGTCAGGGCGCTTCTTAAATAACTCGTCTGACATTTTGCTAACAAACTCGTCACTTCGAGTTAGCTCATATCGCTTTTCAAATGCAGGTTTAACATTAGACCAAATATATGCGCCTTTCTGTGCATAACAGAATTTAACACATTCATCAGCAAATGGGCAAGTTAATTTACCGCTTGCTGACTTATATGCTGGTATACCAAAGTTAAAAACTTTTACACCAAGTAGCTTACTAGTTTTACGAAGCTTAGAGTTTTGAGTTAGTAAATTCATTTTGTTTAGTTTAATTTATTATCAGTTAATATTCGTGTTATGTTTGTAACTACCCTACTTGAATGGTAGTATTATATGCTTTTACTTTTAATAATCTATCAATGTTAATTGTACGGTAATCACCTTCTTGCATTGAAAATACTATAATATTGTTACGTGATCTAGGATTATATAATAACTGCCCTCCTTTAAGGAACTTTCTTACGTCTAGTCTTGCGACCATTTTACGTTTAGATCCGTCAAGTTTAGTGAATGTTACACTAAATAATTTGCCTTCATTGCCTACAAACTTTTTAAAGTCTTCTACTGTTTTAATTGTATTCATATTCTAATTTTTTTATTTGTTAAATTTATAATAATAATCTTGCATGGTGTTTATAAGTTCTCTGCCGTATGCGGTATGAAAACCATAGCTATGTGTGTAATTGCCTATTGGTTGATTTTCTAATAATAGGTGCATCATATCAAATTCATTTTGATCAAATTGTTTACTTGCTTTTGTTATGGCCTTCGCCAAAGCAACACAATCATGCCTTGGCGTTTGCTGTAAACATTCTTCTATATAATCTTTAATTTGTTTTGCTTTCATTATTCTTCTGTTTCTAAATGTCCCATAAAATCCATGGTAAAGCATCTTTTAAATTCTCTATCATCAAAGCTAGTATTCATTTCAAGTGAATAACTATCGCCATAGCTGCCGTGCAATTCGGGTTCACAACTTACAAATTCATCATATTCAAAATTTGAAAGTACAGCTTCTAATGTTTTAGATATTACATCTTCACTATATCCATTTTGTACTTGGTTTAATATAGTTAATACATCCTCGATTGTTACAGTGTTCAATCCGTTTTTTTGAAAATCATTAAAGCGACTAACCGCTTGCTCTAATGAAATAGTTGTTTTTTCTTCACTCATTTTGTTTATTTTTTAATTACATTAATATTATCAATTTGTTATCGTGTTTAGACTGTATCGGTATTTTTTTCAATAAATTCTAAATCTTCTTGAAGTGGAAAGGCTATAGTGCCGTCGGGTTCAAGTATATAATCACCATCACTTTCGGAGACTATATCAAAATATATAGTTTTATTTAATATTTTGTTTAGTATTACTTCACAGTCTTTGACAGTGTCAGTATAATATACTACGCCATCTTTAATATCAGTTAATTTTACTAATTTATCCATATAGTTATTTTATGGTTTTATAATATAGGTAAAACCTTTATAGTTAAACCAGTTGTACACACCTACTTGATCTTTTTCTTCGTTTGTTATAAAGCCGAAAGTTTGTGGTAAATCGCCAACACAATATGGTGTGTATAGCACGCCGTTGATACGGATTAAGTTGTTCTTTAAAAATTTAATTTTTTTCATTTTTCTGTAATTTTAAGTATATAATTCCAAATATCATATTCACGTTGAGCAGAACGTAGACAACATTCTAATTGTTCTGTTGATAAAGGACCGTTACCGGTATCCCATCTTAAATCTTCTTTGCATTTTTTAATATCAAAAGCAAGTGTAGTAACCTTAGCTAATGCTTTTAGGTACGCGCGGTGGTTGATAGTTTCTTCCATTTTTATCTGTCATTGTGTTAAAAGCAGCGAGCATTTTTTCGTTATCAGAATAGTAATAACTTTTTACTACGTCTCGCATCCATTCATTAAAGTTTTCTGCATTATCCATATAAGTGTTCATTTAATAGTTCATAAATTTCATCTTGATCGGTTTCACTGAGTATTGGTAATATATTTACATTGTTAAAATAAACCTCATAAATTACTACTTCAGGATATTCTTCGGGGTCTTCACGAGTAGCCATTCTATAATTGCCATAAGTTTTATAAGCAACTAATATTTCTTCAAAACGATATTTTAATTTTACCATATTAATTTTTATTTATTGTTTTAATTTATTTTTAAGAAATCTATGAGCTACATATATTATTAACAAAGACACTATTGCTGAGAATACTTCACTTGATAGTGGTAATGTTTCAGAGCATCTTGGGTTTGTTGGATTTTGTTCACACCAACAAGGACTGAAAGGCGGGCATGGTGGTCTCATAATTTATTATTTGTTACATTTATATTATCAATTTATAATCGTGTTTAGATTGTAAATCCATCTTCGTCAAATTCTTCTTCAAAGGAACAATGCTCTAAACAGTCGGCACAAAGTTCATTAAATACATGGTGTCTTGGTGCACCACAACAACCGCTATATTCTTCCATATTAATCTCTATTTACAATTTCAAATTCTACATCAAAAAAGTCATCGCTATCCAATACTAATTCCGCATTGTTATAGTCATACATTACAAACTCTATTGCTTGTTCTTCACTCGTTGCTTCAACGGTTACTATTCTAATAAGTGTTTCAACTACTTCAACACTATATTCTTTTGTTACTGGATATACTCCCATATTATTTATTTTTAGTTACATTTATATTATCAATTAGCGGCCGTGCTCGGCTTGTATATATAAGTTTTATCGCCGTCCCATTGTTCATCACCAAGATACCACACCCAATTTTTTTGACGGATTTTCAACGGAGAGTTGTACGTGTATAGCAACCAATTCAACCGCTCCTTAGTTGTTTTTGTTTCCCAACCGCAATTGCGAATATAAACTTTACCATCAAGATTAGAACGTAAGGCAATGATATTACCGTGTAATTTTAAGTACACATTATCGCCATCAATTTCAACATCCATATTTTCACGTCGAAACGGTTTACCTATTACAAAAGCATGTACCGAATCCATTGTTATTTTATTTGCCATATTATTTGGTTAATAGTTATTTTTATAATCAAAGTGTGCCCATGTTGCTTGGTTGATTCGATCAATTTCGGTATCACCATTTAAGTAAGGACTAAGGGCATTATAGAAGTTAGTCAAGTCTTCGTCAATATCTTTATAACGTTCTTCAAACAAATCTAACTCATCACCTTGCATATAGTTTATACCAACTACTTCCATACCTACTTTAAACACACGTATATAACGGTCATCATCATTACACCAATATACACTTTCGCTTTTTACTAATCTATTCATTTTGTTCGTATTTTAAGTTAATCCAATATTCCCAACCTTCAATTGTTTTGTCGAAACTAAACCAACCGTACACATCATAACTTTCATTAGCAAATAAGTAAGCCAAGAAATTAGGGGAACCGTTTTCAATTCTTATTAAATTAGCCATAGCTAAATGTTGGTCACTCATACTCAATTTTCTAAAATCTAAATTCATATTATTATATTTTTTTGTTACATATATATTATCAACACTTAATCGTATTCGGCTTGTAAACACATTACACTATAGGTACATTGTAGTGGTTCCACAATCTCGTAAAAGCATGGGTCTTACCCTTTCTAAATACACTCTTGCCGTGAGTTACAACTTGCTTATTCTCCTTAGCCGTGAAACAACGTATCTCACCATGTTCCGATCGAACCAACTCTAAATGGGCATTGTTCCTAAACTTACGAGTACGTTCCGAGTACTCACACAATTCTTTCATTGTCATAATTTCTATATTTTAAATGTATTTATAAATATTTTTCTCAATATCCGCAACAACATCATCTTCATCATAGAAAGAATATACCTCCTCCACTATAACATCAAATGTATCATTCTTAAAAGTATCATCTCGGTGAATATACTCTATATAACCACTACCCATATCGGTCTCAAAATCTATTCTTTTCATAATTAACTACATTTTAATGGTTAAACACTATCTTCTCATCGCCCAAGCGGCGTTTTTAGCTCCCTCTAAGAACTCAAATTTCAATTTTAATACTACAACCCTAAAGGCACTAGAATAATTCTTCATAATCGTTTAAATTAGCTTGTTAATCTTACATTTATATTATCAATACCCAATCGTATCTAGATTGTAAAAGGTGATAAATCATTTGTTAGAAAAAATAGTAAGGAGGGTATAATACCTTGATTCTCTACATCTTACGTTAAATTTCTCTAAAATTATGGTCATTTCAACCATTTTACTTATACTTTGTTACTTTTGGTTACATATATATTATCAAAATGATCTCGTGTTCGGACTGTATGCTATACACGATGTGGTAAAGTACGTGGGCGACCCAACGGATTTTGAGAAAAGTGTGACATTAGGGTCTTAAGTTAATAAATAGTAGGCTAACGTCACCTTTTTCCAATCTTAGTAGGTTAGGTGATCTCTACGAAAACACCGGGTAGGACGGAGTCTACTCTTCCGACTCTATTTCAAGGTCAGGCCCATACGTATTATCAGTAAAAAACCGTGTTTGCTCTGTGTGCTATACACCCTGCGGGTGTGTTGCAAGCAACTGTTATTGGTTATCCATGGTGATCAGATCAAG